CTACTTGAATTTAATGATAAAAAACTCAGTATCAAGCCACTTGTCTGGGCATAAGCCTTTTTTTGGCTTGCCGATACTGATACTCTCTATCTCCTTCTCAATTCGTGGGCTATCCTTGCGATAGCCATTAATGAAGAGGACGTTGGTGTATGGCGCAGTCTTGTAGTATGGGCTATTAAAGCAATACTTAGCCATTTCTATGCTAATACTATCCCAATTTTCAGCACATTCTTTACCCATCTTCTCAAACGGCTCTTCAAGTTCTGAGCGAACTAAAAGAAGTCGTTTTGCCCAATACCCTTTAATCACCCTATACTCTTCCTTTTTTTTGCCCGATACTACCATATCGAACCACTCCTTGCTGACAGTGAGGGTCAATACTTTCTTTTCCATCATTCCACCTCCTCCCAATCGGTTGAAAAAATAGTCTTTGGAAGTAACCATAAAACTGGTGTAGCTCTTCCTATGATATTATACATTAATGCCTCTGAACCGAGATAGTTCTTATCAATGTATGCGTATGTGCCGTCCGCAAAAATCTTACGTCTCACTTTCTTCCCTTCCTTCATTCTTCTCAGAGCCTCCGAGAAGTCAAATGTTTGCTTGCTCATTATGATTTTGCTTTAAAGTTGTAAATTGGCTTAATGACATCAATGACATCAACCGTAGGTTTGATTAACTCAACAATCTCTTCGGTTGGCTTGTATGCCATAGGTGCTTCATCAATGGTTTCTTCACAAACTGATGTGGAATAAATACCATTCATTTCATTCTTGTAAGAATCCATAGATAACTCTTTCTTTGCCTGTGTACGAGACATTAATCTACCTGCGCCATGTGGGGCTGAGTATAACCATTCCTTGTTTCCTTTACCTTTACAGATAAGAGAACCGTCACGCATATTCATAGGAATAATGACAATCTCGTCTTTCTTTGCACTGATAGCTCCTTTTCGCAATATGCCCTTGTCTGTATCTATATAGTTGTGAATAGTTGTAAAAGAATGCTTGTCTGAATTTGGGTCAATATCCACACCTAGAGCATTGACGAGTCTGTTAGCTATAATTCTTCTATTATGCTCGGCATACTTCTGAACTATACGCATATCATTTAAGTAATCATCAAGCAAATCGCCCTCCAAGTAAGAAAGTTCCTTGCTAATGTCTCTAGTACCTAACAACTTTATAGCACTCTGTATTTCCTTTTCTCTTCCTTCGCTTTTCAACTTGGCAATAACCTCAGACTTATCTGCTATTTTCTTACGACAATACTCGTAGGCAAGTTTTTGGTAATAGTTGCATACCCTAACACCAAGGTTTCTACTTCCTGTATGTATCACAAGAAACTTCTCTCCTTCTTCATTTGCATCTAACTCAATAAAGTGATTGCCACCGCCAAGAGAACCAACAGAACGATATACTATATCCATCCCATTAATACTATCCCAAGAACGAAATTTACCAAACATATTGCCGTCAACTAATCCATGTATGTATGCAGAAGCTTCTTCGTTGATATTGAAACCAGATGGAATCAACGTATTGACTGCTTCGTCAAATTTCTGTAGATTAATATTAACTTTACCAAGTCTAACGACTTTCATTCCGCAACCTATATCTACTCCTACGGTGTTAGGAACTACTCTTTTGTCCAGCTCTATCACCGTGCCAATAGTACAGCCTTTACCTGCGTGACAATCTGGCATTATTCTTATTTCACAACCAGAGTAAGCATCGCTATTGGATAGAACTTCTATCTGCTTGATAGCTTCATCTTCTATTGTCTTTGCAAAGACCTTTGTAAACTCATTCATATCTCATTTCTTTTTACTTGTTAAACTTATCGCCTTAGTGATGCGGTGGTCTTTCTTACCAACAAAACCATAGCATATTTTGTACTCAAAATCTCTTAATCTTCTGTACCAATAATCACTTGCCGTACTTAGATGACGAGCTTGCTTCATTATCTTCTTTGCTAGTCTAATCTTCATATTCTTTCTCCTTCTTTAAAGTTGCAAGAATCATTATAGTTCCAAAGCAAGGCGTTGTCAATGAAGTCATCAGCATAGTTGTAGGAATCAAGTCCCATTGCACCAACTGCCAACCACAACCACTTTCCTCATTGAGGACTTCTGTTAGCTTAGATGCCATATCCTCATCAGGATTGATAGTGATAGCTCTTACTCTGTATTCACACTTCTTCATAGTTCTTCTTTTTTTTTAGTCTTCATACGCTACTTCTTTTTATCTAACCATTCCATTACGTGACGATAGGCATCATTTTCGTAACTTCTCATAAAATACTCAAAATTGTTTCTATCTTTGAGATAGTCAGATAAATCACCTCGCCAATAACCATACAGATTACCGAGGAACACACTTGACATTTCATTAATACAACGCTTGATGAGCTTCTGTTGCTCAACATTCTTGTTGTAGTGAAAGAGTGAATACGATGCTCTTTTGAGCCATTTCCACCACTTTGATGTGAACTTCTTTACTTCTATCTTTTCGGGAAGTTCCTCTCTTTTCGTGTGCATATCAACGAGCCTGTTATACTCTTCTATGCTAATTGTTATTTGTCTTTCCATACGCTACTTCGAATTTATTGCCAACAACTTTGAATTTGAATACTGATAATATAGAGCCTAAGAAATTCAATAAGTGCCCACCACCTACTGAATCTTTAATAACAAAACCTCCATCTTCATACCAAACAACCTCATAGATTGTTTTTGTTTCTTGGCTTTGCAGAAGGTCGTGTTCCCAAATTTCATTACCCTTGCAGTCTTTCAGACCTGTAAACTGACAGATGGTAGAGGGGTCAATTGGTGATGTCAGCCGTTTCTCAAAGTCTGTCATCCAGACGTTATCTGAATCTTTGTGATGAACCAAGTCACCTTTTATCCATTTCCCATCCAATGTCTTCTTTGCCTTGAATTTTATGTTTTCTATTTTCATAAGCTATTTCTTTTAATCGAATTTATTGCCAATAACGACCATATCTTCAGAAGAGTAATGAACTAAGAGACCTTGCCCAAAGCAGAAAGCTTTACTATCCCAATTAATATTGCCTATTCTTTCCGCATTGTTATCTTTGTACATAACTATATCCCCCTCATAGATAGGTGTTCCATTCTTGTCTGTCAGTCCTGTGAACATACAGACTGTTGAAGGGTTAACCTGATGTGCCTCGTTTCTATTAAGCATTGATTCACTCTGCCTATCCTCGATGATGTAAGTGTTACCACATTCGGCATAAAAGTAACCTTCTACCCATCCTTTACCATCAAGACGTTTAGCCTTGAACTTTATATTTTCTGCTTTCATAATCAACTATAAATTTATATATTATTTTAGAGTAGTCTAAATTAGAACATATTTAAAACACATTAACATTGTTATTGTTTATATAATCATATAAATGATTACCTTTGCACTCGGATTCTAGGACATCATAGTCCCCCATCGGCGACACTACACGCCGTTCTTCCTCTGTTCAAGGAGATTACAAAGCCCCTTAGTTGCCGCTTAGGGGCTTTTTTCTTGTACTGCTTTGTAGTGGGCAGTATTCCCCCAGATAGAGAAGTCTGGATAAACGATGGAGGGACTTTTGATGGAAAAGAATCCAAATGACAACAAGGTTCGTGTTTTCTGCAAGTACATCATTAGGAACGGAAAGCGCATCTATCCCAAAAATGGGACTTGCTTTTCTTTCTTAGTATAAGCAGAATGAATCTTTTTCGGGGTAGCGGCAACTACCCCTTTTTACTTTGGTTCATACAACTCACAAGACTTGCGATTTATTCCTCCAACTTTTCAATAGGTTTCCAATGAGTGATAGAAGCCATTCTTCCTTTCCATAAGATAATGAAGCCATTACTATCTTTTGGGACAGTTGCGCATTCTACTCTTTTGTTTTTAAAAACATTATCAGGCGACATCTTACTTGTCACCCAAACTACTTTATCATAAGGAGGCAACTCATCCTCAACAGATACCCAGTCTGACTTATTGAGTTCTTTCAAAGCTTCTTCTAAGTTAGAGATAACGCTATATTGGTTAGCTTGCCTACTCCAAATGATAGCTTGTTCTATCAACTCTATTACTTTCTTCTTATCCATAGTTATAAATTAAAATATTCACGTATCTGTTCACCTGTCATGCGATATACCTCAGATATTCGGCAGTCTCTAATTGGGCTATCCCATGCACTGGTATGTTCATCATTACAACTACCATCAGCAACACGCTCTACGGCTTCTTCTGGTCCTGTTGCAAAGTCAACGCTTAGAAGTTCCTTTTCCTCGTCACTAAGCCCTTTTCCTTCCAAAGCAATATTTAGAGCGGTTTGCAACTCGTAATGAGCCTTGTCTGAATAGCCTATAGCCTTATCTAGATGACGTTTGATTGATTTTTCTTTCTTATCCATAGTTCTAAATTGTTTCTTGTTTAATTACTTCATCCAACCTTGCCTCCATCTGCTGAATGATGTTGTCGATTGTCTTGCCTTGATAGTCATTGGCTATCTCTTGGAGAATGGCTAACTGTGATGTAAGTCTGAATCTGTCTGTCATATTCTTCTTTTAAATTATTGGATACAAAAAGCGGCAACCCAACTTGTGGATTACCGCTTATAAAGTGGTCGTTAGACCTATGTTTTAAAATTTGCTGATATAGCCTACTCTAATAAAGGAGAGTCACCTCCTGGAGATAGTTTTCTAAAACGTTGCTCTGCATTATGCTTGTCTAGAGATTTTAATTGCTCCTTTGCCATTTTATGTAAAGCAAGGAATCTCTCTCGTCTAGGCTTTCCATCCTTTATGAGAACAGAGTTATACGATTCCATTGCTGATAGTACAATAAGCTGATTAATTGTAGCCGTGTCACGCATATTCAACCCCTTCTTAGCTAATACTGGGTTAGCTTTTTCCCAGTCTTTCGCTGTATAACCAAATAATGCAAGGTTAAGCATATCAGCCTCGCCTGCATAAATACTGCTTGTGATATTACGTTTAGTCTCTTCTATTGTCAACTGTGGTATGATACATTCTTTAATAGCATCAGTATGTACAGCATAATTCACCTTAGAAAGCAATCTTTTTACATCCCAATGCAGTAATAGAGGATTGCTTTGAGATTCTTTCAATCTTTGAAATTCTTTTATAACTAAAAGATTGAACTCAGGACTAAGCCACATTCCGAAATGATAAGCTATGTCCTTATGCGCAAATGTACCACCATATCTACCAGCCTTTGCAAATATTCCTATTGCATTGGTCTTTTTAACGTATTCAGAGATGGAAATGTAAAAGCTGTTACTTCCCGTCTCTTTTCTAATTCCCCCGAATTCGGGGGAATTAAAATTAGGGTTGTTCATACTCTCCCAAACTCCAAGGAAATCAATAGTAGATTTGTTACTCAACCATTTCTCGATTAATTTACTTCCACCATCAAATCCTTTTGTCATATCCGTTAAACAGATATAGTCATTCTCATCTCCCTTTAATAATACAGAGATTTCAACATCTTTAACTGTAATTTTCTTAGTCTTTGCCATATCATTTATATTTTAAAACGCTGCAAAGATACAGAAAATATTTGTAATCTCCAAATTTATTTGCGGTAATCCACTAAGTCAAAGAACACTTTTCTCTTCTTATTCCCCCTCTCCCTGTTGCAGGAGAGGGTGGTTAGTTACTAAAGCTCATCAAACTCTTTTTGCAATCTCTGTTTTGTTTCATTCAGAAGTTGCTTGAATTTAGTCTCAAATCCCTTATCACACTGTGACAGTCCCCAAATAGCATCAACAAGTTTGCTCCTGTTTGATTTTGGAGACATATTTAAGAGTTCATCTACTTTAGGAATTAAACTCTTGGCTAAGATATTTGCTCTTTCTAATTTTTCTGTATTCATATTACTATTTATTTATCCTTTACAGAATAGTTAATCACGTTGACTGCAATATACTTCAGTACTTGGCGGTTTTGGTAAATACATAAGATTATTATCAGCATATCTTTGAAATGCATCACAGAAAGCTTTCATAACCATCATATTTCTATAATAATCATGATATTCTTCTGAATTGATATCCGGTCTAGGAAATTCAGCATTCATTTTATCACTAATAAATTCATAACATTCATTAGTCAATTTATCATAATCATATTTAGGAATATCATATCCACCAAATAACCTATCTCTTGTTACGTTACTCTTATTCTTTTCAATAAAAGCTTTCAAAAAATCTTCATAAGTCATATTTTATTTATATTTATGCCCGAAAGCGTTAAACACTAATGTAAATAAATATTTTTATCACCTAAATCTTTTAATGCTATATCCTTACACTTTTGGCAAAGAAATTTGTTTCCCAAGCCTTTGTCAAAACACGCTAAAGATATAAAATCTTCTGGCTGGAATTTGTGCCCACAGCAAAAGCAAGTCTTTTGTACTGACAAATTAGACCTCTCACGCAACTCTTTAAAATGAGCAAATGTCCCAAAGAAGTGTCCTTCTTCACACCCTATCGCTTTGTAGATTTTCTTAGTTATTTTTACTACTTCCATACCTACACCTCCATTTCGTGATTAATACCAAAACCGAAGAGAAGGTGCTGGAGTTCATGAACATACTTAATGTATGCAATTTGTGTACATACATTGTTGTCAGTAAACGGATATACATCAAACTCGTCACCGATACCTTTTTCTATGTAGATAGGAAAATATCCATATTCTTCAATATCGGGCTTTGTATATACCCAATGCCTATTCTTTACTCCTCTACTCATCACTTCTTTCACCCACCCATTCTTTTCTAGAATCTCTGGGGTAATAGGAATTGGCGCAATATCCTTAATCCAAGCACAGCAATCTCCGAAGAGATAACCTTTGTCTCCAAATTCAACACCTTCAAGATTCTCTAAGCGAACAACACCTTTCATAACCGTTCCATCGCCCAACTTCAAAGTCTTTGATGGGTCTGATGATGTTACTCGGTAAACGACATCCTGTTCTGTACCTAGTGGTGCTCCGTTTGTCATTACCAAATCTCCTTGAATATATAACTTATTCATACGCTTTACTTCATTAAACTAAGTTCTTTCTAACCCAAGCTTCTGCCTTTGGCTTAGTCTTGAACTTTTTATCTACTTCAAGCCAAACTCCAAAAGGAGCGGTCTTATATTCGATGAGAAAAAGACCTTTCTCAATCTTGACTATTCTATATTCAAAATACATACGCTTTACTTTTTATGATTATTATACTTATCCTTATCTTCATCATAAGGACATTTAAACATCAAAGGACAAATTCCACAAGGTGTTATCTGTCTTTCCTTACATCTACTTCTTGATTCGTAGCTCATACGCTTTACTCCTTAACTTCTTTAAAGATTATACACTTTTTGTCGGAACGTTCACATCTTAAACATGCAAAATCAAAATCAGCACGTTTAAAACACTCTCCTGATGTACTAAAGAAACATCCTTTGCAGCCACCTTTACGTTCAACAGCTTCAAGAATAATAGTTACTCTTTCTCCAACTTTAAGCTCTTTCATAAATTATTTATAACACAACCAATATAAAAACAAATAGATATTATATACGCCTTTATTAATGTGGATGCTCATTGCAATAACAACCCAACTCAGCTATTTTTTCTCTAATATTGCTCATGTTCCTCCTTTGGCAATAAATCATCAACATACAACCAACGCCTTAATCTTTTTTCATTAGAGAACCCTCTAACCCATAGGATATCGTCAGGCATTTTTAGAGACCGATAATATATGCCACCTTTATAAGTATATTCAACTATAACCATTTTGCCGCGAGGAATACGCTCATTAAAGATATCATGCCACAAGTTCTTCAAAAACCAGTCGATACCATCCTCGAAAGCTGCATCTGGACTTACGGTGACCCAATTACCTATAGAAGTAGCAGATTTATATTTTTCCGCTATTTTTTTACAAATTTTCTCCTTTTCTTTAGCATACTTTTTAGCTGCTTTTCCGATTTTCTTTTTGTCTATCATATTTATGCCTCCTATTTTTGATTATCAGTAATCAACTTGCGTAATTTAGATATAACCTCACCTGCGTTCTTGTCATGCGCTCCTTCATAAAGTCCAAGGTTGAGCATAATGATGTTAAGTGCAGGGTCATTTATCTCAATAGCCCTTTCTATGAGTACATTAAGTACCTGTGCCAAAATCTTAAAAGTCATAGCATAAGGAATGCTTTTTGAGCATTCAGCTATTTCTTTCAAGAAACTTGGCAAATCAACCTTCCACACCATATCGTTCATAACATAGTCACGAGCTGTCTTACTTTTGATTTTCTTCATAATCACTTTACTCTTCTGAATTGAACATTCTTTCCGTCTTTTCGCTCGATACGAGCACACTTGATTCGCTCACAAACATCCGCATTAATATTGCTTGCAATCTCGTAGAAAAAACAATTATCACAACCTTCGTGTTCAACTACCTTTAACACGACTTCTGCTCCAATAGGTAAATCTTCCATACGCTTAATTTCTCATTACGTGACACTTCACAACCTTGTGAACCATATTTGGCTGCGATTCATTAAAACTCTTAATAAACTGACGTTCCATTTCCTTTGGAAAGATGGGCTTTGTCGGCTTCGGTATGGTAAGGACGGCTTGAATCCTTGCCCCCCCATCAAACGTAAGCAAACATCTACGACTAATTTTCTTAAATAACATTTTTGTATCTCCTATATTTAAACGTTAAACAAAATCTTAGTTTTTTATAATCTAATTATATACCACGATAGAAGCGAAGCGAGCCGAAGGCGAGCCTTCCTTTATCTCATAGGTATTAGCATACACCCTACAGACTACCCCTCCCTTGATATAAGTATAGTTATTGAGTATCATATCCTTTATATAGTCAATAGAGAATAAAAAACGCTTTTCTATGTTTCTGTATTTGCATAAAATCTCGTTTTTAACCGCAAACTTTACCAAATCAAAGGCTTTCTGTACGCTTACGCTTAACTTCTTAGCTATATACTTATATGATATACCATTCTCTCTGAACTTATTGCCGTAGCCAAAACGATTACAAGCCTTCTTAGCCGCCTTTAACTCTTTCAAGCCTTTAGGGTACTTAGTCTGCTGAATCATTTGCCTAGCGTAATTCTTTCGATTCTGTACATCAATGATAAGCATAGCAGATAAGGTATCTTCTATGAACTTTACATTCTGTGCATAGGCATTCTTTTTAGAATCATTCCTTGAAATAAACTCGATATTAGGAACGAGAACGTTCCTGTGAGAGGTATGACTTATTAGAGACTTGAAGACGAGACAACGATTATTCTTGCCCGTGAACTCAACCAAGCCCATAGCCTTCAATGTATCAATACGCTTGCGGACAGCACAGGCACTTACTCCCGTGATTTCGTGAAGTTTATTGATGCTCCATCTTTGCACGGCAGAAGACTTGACCCTTGTCTTAATGAAAAGGGAAAATGCAATTGCCTTCCTTAACTCGGGATTGCAATACATATCGTTCAATATCTTTCTGCGTATCTCCATTTTACAGATGCTTTAAAAAGTCAAGAGCAGCAAAGAAATGGGGATTCTCTGCTGCTCCGTATTTAGTAGCCTTGCGGCTCACGTAAATCCAAATTCTTACACATTAGGAAGTTCCCCATAAACTCACTAAGTGATAGTGTTCTTTCTTAAACACACCGCAAAATTAATAAAAAATCGTCAAATAACCAAATCTTCTATTAATAAATTTAAAATAATTAATAGTTTTTATTCGCTTTTTAATAGATTTTTATAACTTTGCATCATATTTTCTATTAATAACCAAATAATAAGTAATAGCGTATGATATACAATCAGTATCAGCAGTACGAAATCTCCGACCGCATCATGCAAGCGGTATGCGAGGTAGGCAAGGTTACCTTCATGGAACTTTGCTCTGCGGTGAAGACCGTCAAACTCAACACCCTTAGAGGACTATACTGTCTCATAAGCCGTGATTATTGCATCCACCCCGACCGCTCGGCTCGCCTACTCTGTCGCACCAGAGCAAACGTTATCAACCAAGCACGAAAGTATATGCAATACGTTCAGTCAAAGGATAAGTACACCTTATCCATATATAACCAAATCGTTGAACTCTTAAAAAGCAACAAAGAATGAAAAGAACAGATTATGAGCTTACCTTGCCCGACCAGCTCTTCCCAACGGACAATGACTTAGAGATTCCGACACTCGATATTGATATGCAAGCCAAGGAGTGTCAGTCACCCTTCCTTTGCTTCGGCGAACAGAAGAGAACCTTCAGCCTCAATGGCGAAGGCTCTTTGCACTTCTATACCGATGACTACCGCTTCTCAGCTATCTACGAGCACCCTGAGAAGATATTGCAGCATCATCCTGCCGTTATCGTTGAGCCGAACTTCTCCTTATATAATGAGATGCCCGTATCTTTCGGCTTGCAGGCTATCTACAAGAAACGTTGGATTGCCCGTTGTATGCAAGGTAAGGATATCGGTATCTTCGTTGACCTCAACGTGGCGCAGAAGTTCTATCGCCTCAATATGATTGGCGTACCTCGTGGATGGCGTGCCTTCGCTACCCGTGGATATTCGGATAGACTGAATAACCTCGCCTTTGAGTATTCCATCGCAAGCGATTGGGCAGAGGGCAAAGAGCCGCTATTTGTTATCTACGGCGGCGGTGCTGAATGTCGGCGGTTCGCCCAAACCCATAGAGGTTGTATCTACATTAACCCCGTTGTCACTACAAAGAAGCAGCTTGCCGCCTTGCAGAAGATTCACGAAGGTGTTGCCTTTATCGGAGAAGAGTTCTCTGTTAAGGCGCAGCTTGATAAGCTCACCCCTTTCTCAAAGCAGATTGAGGATTTCCGAACAGATAACGTCTCTAAACAGATTAAGGAAAAGTAAGGTTGTTTATGCGAGATATGGCATTTATTTGCTGTATCTCGCTTTATTTTGTACCTTTGCATCAGCAAAACGGAAATAGTGGAATGTAGGTTTTGGATGTGTCATAACAATATGTATTAGTTAAGATTTGGTTAAATGAAAATAATAGTTAGTTTTTAGTCAATAAGCAGCCGCCTGTGATAGGTAGCTGCTTTTCTTATATATAATAGGTATAATATTTTATGATAACTTCAAAGGCTACTCATTATATGGGTAGCTCTTTTATTTGTTTACACACAATCTATTATTTTCTATTAAAACTCGAATAATCTCCGTAACTTTGCAAATAATAATTATTAAATGGTAAAGTTATGGCAAGAGAAAAGAAAATATCTCAGAGTCCGAGAATTGATGATAAAAAGCTCTTTTTGAAGATTGGTGAATACGCCGATATTGATATTACAAGGATTGAATACAATGACGGACAGTTGGAAGGAATCAGTAAGAACCCTCGCTACCTTAAAGAGAGCGAACACGATAAACTCAAAAAGTCGCTTACTGATAGCCCCGAGTTCCTGGAGTATAAGCCATTGATGGTTTATGCAATGGATAATGGCAACTACGTCACTATCTGCGGTAACATGCGCCTTCGTGTCGCCAACGAGCTTCGCCTTGATGGTCATTCCGAGTTCGATACCATCCCTTGCGTTGTCCTCAAAGCCGATACGCCTATTGAGAAAATCAAGGAGTATGCTATCAAGGATAACGTGCAAGCTGGTAATTGGGATTGGGACGAGCTTGCTAATGGTGAGTGGGAAACCGATGATTTGCAGAATTGGGGCGTTGATTGCTCTTTTCTCAATACTGATGAAAACGATACCGATATTGATGAGCTATTCGAGGATGCCCAAAATACCGAGAGCAAAGTTAAAGATATTAAGCTCTCCGTCCATATTCCACAAGAGTTGGAAGATAAGGTAGATGAGATTAAGGAGATTATCAAGTCTGCCGTTTCCGAATACGAAGGTGTGGAAATAAAATAATAGAGATATGGAAGTCTATCTTGCGGCGGTGGCTTACTGGAAATCTTAGTAAGTTTTGGAAAAGTGTTAGTATGGAATTATATATAGCAGGGACTTTAAGCAGACCCTATGTTTATAAAAAGGCTATGGAAGTTTTTTTTAGCAGGTGAACACCCAGTAAAGAACGGCAAGGATGCCGATTGGGAAGGATTAAATATATTGGAAACTTACTATTATCTACAGAATAATAAAGAGTTTCCTCGATTGATAGGCAATTTTCAGAATTTCCTATTAGATAGTGGTGCTTTCACATTTATGTCGGGAGCAGGTGTAGTTAACTTCGATAAATACGTAGAAGGATATGCTGCATTCATTAAGAAATGGAACGTAAAGAATTTCTTTGAGCTTGATATTGATTCAGTTGTTGGTATCAAGGAGGTTGAAAGACTTCGTGAAAAGCTCGAAAGATTAAGTGGACGTAAGCCTATCCCCGTTTGGCATAAGTCACGAGGGAAAGAGTATTTCGTTGAAATGTGCAAGAATTACCCTTATGTGGCTATTGGTGGCATCGTGACTAAAGAGATACCTATCAATAAATATGAGAAGTTATTTCCTTGGTTCGTAAAGACAGCACATAAATATGGCTGCAAGATACATGCCCTTGGATATACAAATATTAGAGGATTGCATACGTATCACTTTGATTCCGTGGATTCTACAGCTTGGCTTTATGGCAATATGAGCGGTTCTATATATAAGTTCAATGCCAAGAACGGAACTATGGATAAAACCAAAGCACCTGAGGGCAAGAAACTTCGCTCAAAGTTGGTTGCTGCACATAATTTCGGCGAGTTGGTACGCTTTATGAAGTACGCTCGTGCAAGATTATAAAAGATAAATATTTAAATTTTAATTAGTTATGAAAGATTCATTGATTATTGTATCAGGAGGTATGGACTCGGTAACTCTCCTGCATGAGATGAAAGAGAACATTGCTCTCGCTATTTCTTTTGATTATGGCTCTAACCACAATCAGAAGGAGATTCCTTTTGCTAAGTTGCATTGTGAGCGACTTGGTATCAAGCATATTGTTATTCCACTCAACTTTATTCACGATTATTTCAAATCCTCTCTCCTCGAAGGTGCAGAAGCTATCCCCGAAGGCAACTACGATGATGAGAATATGAAATCAACCGTAGTTCCTTTCCGTAACGGCATCATGCTCTCTATCGCTTGCGGTATCGCAGAGAGTAACGGATTGAAGAAGGTGCTTATTGCTAACCATTTCGGCGACCACGCTATCTATCCAGACTGCCGCAAGGGCTTTATTGATGCCATGTCAGAGGCAATGAAGAATGGTACTTACGAGGGTATCAGCATTGATGCTCCTTACACCAACATTACGAAGACAGATGTTGCTCGCCACGGCAAGAAGCTTGGCATCAACTACGCTGAAACTTGGAGCTGCTATAAAGGCGGTGAGAAGCATTGTGGTAAGTGTGGAACTTGTATGGAACGCAAGGAAGCTCTCCGTGATGCTGGTATCTCTGACCCAACTGAATACGAGGATGAGTAAGGCAAGCGGAGGTACACGAAACTATTCGGGTAACCCTAAGACGATGGCTAAGAGAGAATCAGAATTTCAAGCCATCGTCTCTACGGGCAACTATAAAGATAGCTACTTCGATAAAAGCGGCGGTTATTATGTGGTACATAACAACCATAATAAGATTGCTGACCCGAATACCAATAAGGAAATGTATGCCGCAGAAGTTCTTGCTAAAAAGGGTTATCGTGTATATTTGATGAGCGAAATGTCGTATATAACGGGAGCGAAGAAGACTGATGGCTTCAAAGAGCACGCCGTGATGGATATGAAAACCATCAACTCGGCGAGTACCTACAAGGTAGAGAATGCATTGAAGAGTGCTGCAAAGCAAGGGGCAGAAGTTGCTATCCTCATACAGAATAACAAGGCTATGACAAAGGAATATGTCAAAGACCAAATTTCTATGTATCTCACTCATGCAAAAGGAAATGAAAGAGGTAACTTAAAAGAAGTTATTGTTGTTGGCTTATCAGGCAATGTTCATCGCCATAAGCTTTGATAGAAAACAGCAAAGCAGGTACACCTCTTTGCCTTTGAAGAATAAGCGTGAAATCGAGCAGCCAGTGTACTGACCCACCCGATTTATTCTTCTCTGTCGCAAAATTAAGAATAAAAATTGAAATAACAAAATAAAAGAAAGAAAAATTATGTATTATGTTTCAAAAAGAATGGAGATTGCCGCTTGTCATAAGCTGAATCTCTCTTATGAAAGCAAGTGCGCCAACCTTCATGGGCATAATTGGATTATTACTGTCTATTGCAAGGCTGAAAAGCTGAACAAGGATGGTATGGTGATGGACTTCAAGCATATTAAGCAGAAGATTCACGGCTACCTCGACCACGGCAACCTCAACGAGCTTTTGCCTTTCAATCCTACTGCTGAGAATATCGCCAAATGGATTGTTGTTCAGTTCCCAGAGTGCTACAAGGCACAGGTACAGGAGAGTGAAGGCAATATCGCCGTTTATTGTGACGATGATAAGATTGACGGAAAGGAGGCTCTCTAATGGCTAAGTACAAGGTAAACGAAATCTTCTACTCTATCCAAGGTGAGGGAAGACATGCTGGTAGAGCGGCTATCTTCGTCCGCTTCTCGGGTTGTAATTTAAAGTGTCCTTTCTGTGATACTGATTTTAAGAAGTATGAGGAAATGGGGGCTATTGATATTCTGAATAAGATTCAGTTGCTCTCACCTGATTGCAAGTTCGTTGTCTTCACGGGCGGTGAGCCTACATTGCAAGTGGATGAGGAGCTTACTACTCTTCTCCAAAATTGGGGCTATTATATTGCTATGGAGACCAACGGAACGCACAAGATTCCTGGTGGTATCAACTGGGTTACTTGCTCTCCTAAGTGCTTATTCGTTAAGGGCGCAGAACCTATCATTAAGGTTGCTACCGAGGTGAAGGTTGTCTTTGATGGTGAGCACAAGATTACCGATTGTGGTATTGATGCAGATTACTACTACGTTCAGCCTTGTGATACAGGCGATGCGAAGAAGAATGCTGAGATTCTGAAACAGACAGTTGCTTTCGTAGAGGCTAACCCTAAATGGCGACTTTCCTTACAGCAGCAAAAGATTCTCAATGTGAAGTAAATCATTTTGCCTATGAATAAGAAGAAAAAAGAAAGCCCAACAAAGTATCGCCCTATCTACTTTTATTGTGGTGTGGTGATTTGTTGGGATTCATCAGGTGACCGCAGCGAGGATGATGATTCCGTGGTGGACTTCTACCATTGTATGCAATGCGGTGCTTCTTATGAGGTATGTCAGCCAAATGAGGAGGAGAAACAAGATTATAAAGAGTACTGGGAGAAATGCCAGCAGAACCAAAATAAATAAGGAAATATGAAAGATTCTAATAAAGTACAGATAGACTATAATTATTATAAGAAGGCGGTCAATTGGCTCGCTGACCAGATTAAGGATAAAGGTAGAAGCTATGATGCAATCTACCCTATTCCAAGAGGAGGCTATTTTACAGCTATACAGCTCTCTCAGTTGCTCAATATTCGTATTGAGTGCGATATTTGTAAAATTACGCCTAATACTCTCGTAGTTGATGATATTTGCGATAGCGGCAAGACCATTGAGGGTTTTAGTAACTATGATACGGCGATTACCTTCGTTAAGGAACGCTCTAAGGATAAAGTATCTTTCTATGGCGGTATCGTTAATACTAATGATTGGCTTATCTTCCCCGATGAGCACGAGGTAACTGTTGAGGATAATATCGTCCGCATATTGGAGTACATCGGCGAAGACCCTAATCGTGAGGGTTTGAAGGGCACACCTGACCGCATTATCAGAATGTGGAAAGAGATATTCAGAGGTTACGACCCATCACAGAAGCCAAAGATTACGACCTTTGATAACGGCAAGGATGGTATCGTCTATGATAACATGGTTATCGACCAAGGTGATTTCCATTCCAACTGCGAACATCATTGTGTTTGGTTTTGGGGCAAGTATTGGTTCGCATATATTCCGAACCCAAAGGGCAAGATTCTCGGTATCTCTAAGATTGGTCGTGTAGTTGATTACTGCTCCGCTCGTTTACAGATACAGGAGCGGTTAGTACACGACATCGTAAATATGCTGAAAGATGCTCTCGGTAGCGAATACCCACCACTTGGTATTGCTCTCGTGATGAAGGGTCATCATTCTTGCAAAGAGTTCAGAGGCGCAAAGAAGAAGGGCATTATGACCTCTTCTTACCTTGAAGGTGCATTCAAAGACGACCCACAAGTGAGAGCTGAGTTTATGAACCTCGTAAATGGTGATAAGTATGAAGGTTAAGTCAGTTAAAACGCAAATCTTGGAGGAAGTGGGTTTTCTGCTTCCTACCAAGAAACTTCTTTCCTCTAAGGAAAAGGTTGAAATCATGGAGCAGTTTTTGATGATGCCAGCTTGCGAAGTGGTGAAGCTACAGCAATATGGTCGTAAGGCTGTTTTTGTTCAACAGATAGCAAAGCTGCTCTATAACAACAATCTTGGAGAGTACTTTAATGTACTGAAAATGTGCCGAGATATGGCAGCAGAGGAAGAAGAAAATAAAGGTGCTTTTCTTAAATAAAAGCTATTGTTGGGAATAAATTAGGAATAAAAGTTATTAATATGCCATTATCAAGAGATGAAAGCAAGCGTAAAAAACAGCTTGCAAACCTTGAAAAAGGTAAGTTTAAAAAAGGTGGAGTTGGCAACCCGAAAGGCAGACCGCCAAAGCCTAAGACGATGTCATTGTTCATCGAGGAAATGAAGGAGAAGGGTTACGAAGTGCCTTCCTCTCAGATTATCGCAGAGTCTTTTCTGTATATCGCTACGCTGCCCGAAGATGAATTAAAGGCGGTGTTGGCTGATAAGTCACGCCCGATGATGCAACGCATTATTGCCAAGGGAATACTTGATAAGAAAGGGCTTGATGTGCTCGAAAGAGTTATTGATAGAGCCTACGGAAAGATTCAGCGCATTGACCTTACAAGCAAGGGCGAGCAGATTAAGCAAGACCCATTGCAAGTACACGTTGTTACCAATAATGAAGAGTATCAGAAGATTCTCGCTGAGATTCAGAAAGAGAAAGAAAAGAAGGATGCTGAGCCAGATAAAAATATAGGAGAATAAATATATGGAAATACAGAAGAAATGGGCTATGCCAAGTGGTGATACTTTCGGTATAAAGCCAATCAAAGAACTTTTTGATAAATATAATAAAGGTGGTGTTATTATTGACCCATTCGCAAAGGATTGCAAGCTCGGAACAATTCGCAATGACTTAAATCCGAACTGTGATACTCAGTATCACCTTGACGCATTAAAGTTCCTTCAAGGGCAGAAATCCAACTCTGCTGATATGGTATTATACGACCCACCTTATAGTGTTACACAAGCATCTTTGCTATATAAGGATTTTGGTAAAGAGAAATTGGAGATAAATGTCTCTAATGCCAAATATTGGTCTTTATGTAAGAAGGAGATTGCAAGAATATTAAAGAATGAAGGTATCTGTATTTCTTGTGGTTGGAATACACAAGGAATAGGAAAATGTAACGGAGCGGTATGTAAAGAGATTCTTATCGTAGCACATGGCGGTTCGCACAACGATACCTTAGTCACAGTTGATGAGATAAAGAAATAAGAGTAGATAAAGGATAATAGAGATATGCCGCACGTATATTTAGCAAAGAACTACATGAGGGTAAAGGCTGCGAAAGAAGCAGGGTTCACAACTTGCTCTCTTCAAGGCTCAAGTCGTAGTGCCAAGACGTATAGCGTTGTGCAGTTCCTTTGTATGTTTTGCTTCAACTATGCTGGAACGACCGTTTCCATCATTCGTGCTGGTATGCCTTCCATTAAACGAACTGTCTATCGTGACTTCAAGGATATAATGCTTAACTTTGGTTGGTGGGATGATAAGTGCATGAATAAATCGGAGTTCGTTTATACTTTCCCTAATGGCTCTTGGATTGAGTTCTTCTCCACCGATAATGAGCAGAAGGTGCGTGGTTCTAAGCGTAAGATACTTTTCGTAAATGAGGCGAATGAGCTTTCTTTCATCGAATGGCAGCAGCTTCAGATGCGTACCACGGAGTTCTCTATCCTTGATTATAACCCTTCCTTCTCAGAAGACCATTGGATAAATCAGGTAAATGAGGAGAAAAGCACTTATTGGTTTATATCCACATACAAGGATAACCCTTTTCTCGAACCAAAGGTTATTGCTGAGATTGAGAGCCTTAAATGGAAGAATCCGAGCCTTTGGCGTATCTATGGGTTAGGATTGCGCTCTATGGTTGAGGGCTTGATTTTTAAGAATGTAGTCATTGATGATTATATTCCTATACAAGCGCACAGACACCGATACAGAGGTATTGACTTCGGTTACTCCAATGACCCTACGGCGATTGTTGATGTGTATATCTACGGAAAGATTATCTATATAGATGAAATATGCTATCAGACAGAAATGCTTGCTTCTGATATTATTAGGGTATTGAAAGAGGATAAAAAAAATATTGAGGTAATATCAGAGAGTGCCGACCCTCGTCTGATTGATGAAATCTATAATGCTGGTATTGATATAAAACCTGTAAAGAAGTTCGCAGGTTCTATTCAAGCTGGTATTATGAAGATGCAAGAATACACAATTCATATAACAAAACGCTCTACAAATGTAAGGAGGGAATTTAATAATTATACCTACCGCCAAGATAAGGAAGGAAAGTGGCTTAATGAGCCTATAGATATGTATAATCACGCTATAGATGCATGCCGATATGTTGTTATGGAGAAGTTATTGGGCGATTATGGCAGCGGAATGCAAGCCGCCGACATTCTCGGTCTGATGGGTTAAAATCGAAATGCTTATGAAACGAATATATGATAAACAACCAAGGGAGCATCATCGTAAACGCTCCCACTATAATAGCAGAGGAGTAGCCAAATTATCCTTTGGTAATGAGAAGGCAGCCGCAAGATACATAAAGAAAAAGCGGCTGCTCGGTTACTCCGCATACCTTTGCAACGAGTGCAATCATTGGCATATTGGAAGACTGCCGAAATAGGCGTTTTTCTTTTGTTTACACAGGTTTTCTTCTTTATACCTATATAAGTTATATTATTGCTAACTTTGCCTTATTATAACAAAAAATATTCATATATGAGAGCAATAGAACAGATAGTAGCAATACAAGATGCGAACACAGTCCGCTCGGTATTGACCGCAAGGAAAAAAGGCTTTAAGACACCACTGAGTGCGCTTGAAGAACAATGGAATCCGTCAAAGCATAAAATCTTTGATGAGGATTTCCGTCCTAAGAAACGAATCAAAGTACCTACGGGTCAGTATGACCCTATCACGCAAAAACCGATTTACAAGGATAAGAAAGTTGAGCCAGTAAGAATCGCTATCCCTGCTCAGAAGTCAATCGTAAATCTTACTGTGGGTTTCTTGCTTATGAATGCCGTTACCTATAAAGCTACGGCACATGGTGTTGATATAAAGAAGATGAACGATAAGCAGCAGAAGCTATATGACGGCATCATGCATTGCTATCACGATAACAAGATGAAGTACTTCGATAAGCGACTTGCCCGTACCCTCTTCAAGGAATGTGAGTGCGCCGAGTTATGGCATATGCCAACAGACACAGAAGGTAAACTCCGAGGCGAAATCCGAGTTCAGTTGCTTTCACCTTCAAACGGCGATAAGCTCTACCCTCATTTCAACGATTTTCATATCATGGACGGCTTCGCCCGTGAGTACTATGTATATGATGAGCTTGGAAAATCTGAGCTACATTTTGATGTATATACAGATAGATTGTGCTATCAGTACACTAATATTGATGGCGCAGGATGGAAGCTTATCTCTGCCCTACCCCATGGCTTCACCAAAGTGCCTGTTGTTTACTATAGACAAGACCAAGCTGAGTGGGAAGATGTTCAATGGGCTATTGAAAGAGTTGAGACATGTATCTCTAATTGGGGTGATACGAATGACTACTTCGGCACACCTAAGTACTTTATTAAAGGTCGTTTGGAGGGCTTCGCTGAGAAGGGCGAGCAAGGCGCAGTCTTCCAAGGTGGCAGTGATGCAAGTATGAACGTCCTTTCTTGGGATAAATCACCTGAGAGTGTGAAGGGTGAAATTGCTTATCTCTTCAATATCATCTATTCATTTACCTCAACAGCCGACATCAGCTTTGAGAATATGAAGACTTTGGGCAGCAACACTTCGGGTGCGGCTATCCGTTTGATGTTTACTGCTCCTTATATGAAAGCAGATTTAAAGACAGAGATGTTCGGTGAAATGTTCACTCGCCGCTCAAATATCGTAGCTAACGGCATCTGTAATACGGGAGTTTATGTAAAGGGTATCGACCAGAGTGTTGCTGAGCAGATTGACTTTGAGCCAGTCTTTAAGCCATATCTTCCAAAGAATGATGTTGAAATGTTGCAACTCATCACTTCATCCAATGGCGGTGCGAAATCTACTTCTAATCGCCGTGCCATTGAACTTAACCCTCTCAATGATGACCCTGATAAGGTAGAGGAAGAGATTAAAGAGGAACAGCAAGAGGCGTTGGCGCAGCAGGCAGCTCTTTCAGGACTTGGTAGTGCCGCAAGTGGAAGTCAGTCAGTTTCAAATGAAGAAGAGGAGGAGGAATAACTATGGCAAAAGGAAGTGGAAATACACGTACTATAAGCAGTGTAAACGCTGCAAGTAGCAGAACAAATGCGAATAAAGATATTCAGATTAAACCAAAGGCAGAAAGTAAGCAGATGATTTATCAGAATATCACAGAAATAGACCGTTCAAAGTTTTCCTTATTCACAAAAACCTTGCCACAACACATAAAGGATATGACGAATGTAGATATTAGCAAGGCTATAAACGGTACTTCTAAGAAATTAGGTGGTTACATCAATATTGATTTTAATCAGCTAAAAAACAACGAGGCAGCAACCGTAAAGTCGTACCTTACGAAGAAAGGATATTATTATGAAGATAACGGTGCTGTGAATATCGCTATTTTCTACAAGAGGAACTATAAGGGTAAATAATGTCAAAGAAGCTCACATCAAAACAGCAGAAAGAACAACTGAATAATCTGTTCGCCGTTTATAATAAGCGGTTGGGCAGATTATACAGCGATTATGTCAAGAAGCTCACCTCTCTTGGCTATGGGGAAGATGTGCTCGAAGATGATGCGCTTTTTAACTTCGATAACTTTCCGCAGTTAAAGGCTCGTTTGAACGACATCTTTAATGATTACTATCAGAATAGCCTTCTTTGTTATAAGAGCGGCATCACCGATGGCGTTGCGTTGGCGTATAACCACGATGAAATGGTTATAGGCGGTTATTCCGTGCTTACTGATAAAGCTATAAGGGTCGTACGAGATACTGCCGCAGCCACGTTTATTTCAAATCGCTTGAAAACAAAGAACGGATTGAATCTCGCTCAGACTGTTTGGAACTACTGCCAACAGACGAAGAGTGAGTTTGAAATGGCTATGAGCAATACCATTGCGGATGGAATCAAAAAAGGCTCATCAGCAGAGGAAGTAGGCAAGAGCATACGAAAGTATCTCAACGACCCAGATATGATGTATCGCCGTTATCATACTATCAAGGTTCTGAAGAACGGAAAGAAGAAAGATGTGGTGACTTGGCGCAGACGTAGAATCATTGACGGAAAGGTGCGCTTTATTGAAGAGCCTTTGGAGAAGGTAGGCATGGGTGTTTACCGCTCGGCGAGAAAGAACGCTCTCAGAGTAGCAAGAACTGAGATAAATTCCGCATATCATAAGGCAAGAAATGAGCGATGGCAGAACGAACCATTCGTTATCGGTCAGTATATTCACGTATCACCACAGCACAATATTGATGATATATGCAATGACCTTGAAGGTCGCTACCCGAAAGATTATGTATGGATATCTTGGCATCCTCAATGTATCTGCACCTCAGACCCTATCACCATACAAGGCGAGGAGAAGAAGGAGTTTTATAAACGCTTGATGGCTGGCGAGGATATGAGTAACTACGTATCCCCTTTTGCCGTGCTCACTATGCCCGAAAAGTACAATCAATACATCAAGGATAACTCCGAAGCTATCGTGAAGGCAGGAATGAGGGGTAAATTAGCTTGGCATTTACAAGATAACACAAAGTATTGGGCACATCTTTTAAGCCCGTCAGACCGCAAGAAATTGGGGTTAAAGGCGGTTTCTTCTAGGGAGCTTATACTTGCGAAGGCAAAGGAACGCCACGCCCTTAGAACTAAGGAGCAGATAGATAAAATACAGAGCCGATGGGATAAGCATAGACGTGACTATTACAATGGCTTGGTTCATAATCTTCTCGGTAGCAAATCTGTTACGGATATAAAGAGCCAAGACCTCTTTGAACGCTACTATGCTATCCGCTACGCAATCAAGGACAAAAAGAGTGCTTCTGAGATAGCTTCTTTGTTTGATAGATTCAAGCGAGGTTATCAGATTAAACTTGCATGGACTGACCGCAAGGTTGCGATGAATGTTATGAAGGTGGCTGCTAATTACGGAGAAACCGATGTCTCTTCCGTTCTAAGCGCATTAAAGGCTGCTGACTATACATTAGCAAGGAAAGAAGCAAAAACGCTCGCAAACGCCATTTCTACCATTAAAAAGGATGAACTATCACTTTCTGCTCTCATCCCTGATGTCAATAAGTGGCATAAGCAGTTCACGTCCCAGGAATTGCACGGAGTATATGATGCCGTAGAAGCGAAGTTGGCTCAATGGCAAAGCTTAACACTCGAAAAGCAGGCAAGCAAATTGCAATTTGAGGCGATTGATTTCCTTGGTGGAAATATGAATGTGGTTCAGCAGAAGTATGCCACTTGGAAGGTATCGCAAGCAGCATATCTCAAAGAGCTTGATGAGGTAAAAACGGCGATTGATTGGATAAATATCAATAAAGCTTATGCTGACGTAAAAGGCTATAGTACTCAGAGTAAAGTCTATCACAAAATACTCTTTGACCTCAAAAATGCTATGGTCGCACAAGATAAAGACTTAGCAAAGCAGCTTCTTAAAGAAGCAGAGGATAAAAGAGATTCGCTTATTCAGTTAAAGACAAAAAGAGCCGTGAATAAAAATAATGGCTCTATACCTTTTGATGCCAATGCTTACTCTAAGGCTCGAAAGGATGTTGCACTTTGGGCAAGGGATGCTGATACCGCTGATGATTATTTCCGACCTTTTGCAGAAGCTGATTGGAAACGATGGACACAGAACGAGAAAGAGGTCGCATTTAATTATACAAGCGGAAGTTCATATATCAATGAACCTTTGTATAAATCGTATCTTAGTACAAAATATGGCGTTCATGGAGAGATAAGAGATAGTTGGAAAGATATAAATACACTATCCAGTATGATAGAGAAATCAAAACCATTTACTCGTGACGTATGGCTTAATAGAGGTGCAAGTATTGACGAGTTTTTTGGGCAGTTTGGTGAGAGATTGATAAGTGATAGAGCGATAGAAATTAAATATGAAAATATAGCAAGGGAATTAAAAGAGAAAAAGGAGGAATTGCGATGGGAAATGAATAATCGGAAGATAAAGACATTGCAATCAAAAATTGATGATTTACAAAAACAGCTCGATTCGGTAGATATTTCAAACATTATCACTTCTGACCTTTCTAAGATAATTGGAAAAGAAGGCTTAAATAAGCCTTTTATGTCAACGGCGCATACAAAAGGTTATGGCTTTGTTGGAAGCGGAGAGAATAAAGTTACTTCTCATTGCGTTTATAATATCTACTGCCCGAAAGGTACAAAAGGTATTTATACTGAACCTTATAGCCGTTATGGAAGACTATGGGACGATGGCTACAAATGGGATGGAAAAGATGGAACACATAGCTATGGTGGAAGTATGGAATTAGAGGTTGTATTACAACGAGGTACAAGGTTTAGAGTAACAAAGGTACAAAGACAATTTAATAATGACGAATTTAGATGGTTTATTGATATTGAAGTTATCGACCAGCCTACACCAATTACGAATATCCCATAAAATAATAAAGGGCGAGGAAGCTACTCCTTGCCCTTTTTGTATTCATTGATATACCATTCTTTGAAACTCTTAGCATCACCACCGAAATGTGTATAGCGGTCGTATAAGAGAGCTTTCATTGTCGCAGGAGTATCATCATCATCACAGAAGGTTCTTAACCCTGCTCTAAGATAATTATCAAGGTACTCGCCCATTAAATGGAAGTTTGCGTTACCTTCTTTTGAATTTAATGATAATTCTACCCAAATCTGCTCATATCCCCACCAAAGTGGAGCATCTTTAGGTCGTTCTGCTTCACCTTTGAAGTATCGGCAGAACTTGATTAAATCTTCCTTATTCGCCATATCTATCAATAAATTTAGTTACTACATTCTTCATATCCAAAGGGAGATAGTTCAATGCTTTCTCCTTCATTTCTTGTGGAATACCAAAGAGTGGCTGAGCGATTGAACCAACGATTGCTCCCATCGTATCGCTATCACCGCCGTAGGATACAGCATTTCTGATTGCGTCCTCGAAGCTATCACTATCAAGGACTATTCTAAAGGCGAGTGGAACGCATTCTTGGCAGGTCTCTGCCCATTTGCCTCTTGGTGGCATTCTATCCTCCCATTTAATGCCATAGTAAACGTTTGCTATGATATTCAACATATCTTTCTTTTCTCCCTTTCTCAAAGAAAAGATAGCATTAGATACCGCAGCAGCACCTAACAACCCCTCAGTATGGCTATGTGATACCTTTGCGCTCATTATTGCCTGACGGATAGCATCGGAACTTTCTTTGAATGCCCAACCCACAGGACTAACTCTCATAGCTGCTCCATTTCCAAAACTATCATAAGGCTGTGGATTAGAGCTACGAACCCATTTTGCGAAGCTTGCGCCATACCCACCCATTGGGTTTAGATACTTCTGACACCAGTATTGAAGCGATATACAATAATCTCCGACATTCGGCTTTTCATTACCGCCTTTTCTAAGAATAGCATCGGCTACGGCTATTGTACAGATGGTATCATCTGTAAAATTACAACCTTCGTCAAATAGTTTAAAGTTATAATCAAATGTGTTATTAAACTCATATTTAGAGCCTACAATATCACCTATAATTGCTCCTATCATAACTGTATCTCCTATTTTTATGTTAATTATTCGCAAATTTACGAAGAAATATTCAGATAACCAAATATTTTTTATTACTTTTGCATTAATTGTTGTATCGAGTGTGTATCTCCTATGTGCTCACAACGTTAAACAAAACAATTATTTACACTTAGCATCGTCCTCATTCGTATCTCCGAGGGCGGTGCTTTTTGTTTATAAGAACTCCTTTAAAGCAACGTGATAAACGTCATATATCAGGCGAGTTACGTATAATACCGCAACCTTATCAACTACGAAAGAAGGATAAGGCTTACCCTCTTCGATGATTGTGTTCAACGATAATTTCGGGTACTTGGCTGAATACAGCTTCAATGCTTTCAGAAGTTCATTCAACCTTTCTTCCCCGAATGCTTGCTTTATCTTCTCCTGATTTCTGAGAGCGAAACGAGCCATAAATTAATTACACTTGATTATCTTATATTCCGTTTCAATCATAACGTTGCCGAAAAATAACGTTTTAACATAGGTTTCACTGCCCTTTTCCTCGACCTCGTTGCCTATCTGATAGCCATCCTTCTCAAAGAACTCCTTCAAGGCTTTTCTTGCCAATTTCACGCTTTCAAACCTTCCTCCGAGTATTCTTTTCTCTCGGTTCGCTACCTTGCGGCGAGCGTTCTTAATGTTCACCTCAGTGCTATATGTTACAAGATTTATCTGATACATAATCTATATTTATTTACTTTTCTACTTCATAAAGATATTGAATATCCCCACCGCCAAGAGTGAGGATAACCGAAGGCTCACCGAGCATTGGCTGCTTATGGAAGTCACACCAATACCAATGATTCCGTTTCAGTTTACCTTCTATCACATTCAGCTCCAAATCATTCTTTTCAGGAGCTTCAAGATAATCCTTGCCCTGTCGCATATCCAAGCGATGTAAGGCTAAAAGTACGTCAAATGCTCTCATATCTTACTTCTTATATATTTATTCACATTCATCTAAATACTCACACCAAGCCTCGTTAAAGACCCTATTCAAACGCTCATTCTTCTCAACCTCTTCGTAGGTAAGATTAAGCGGTGGAAGCGCATCTTGCGGTGTATATGTATATCCGCATTCATGGTTAGAGAACTCATATTTGAATGCTGATTTAAGATTATCATCATCCTTTAAGAACTCTTCAAGCTCTTTCTGTGTTCTCTGAAAGTGCTCCTCGAAAAGATGGGTATCTTTCTTTAAGCAATAGCAACCACCAATGAGCATATCTATCTTACTGATATCTTCGGCGTTGGTGGTAAGCCCCCACTCTTCCATCATTTTCTTAAACCGCTCTTTACCAAAGGCAGCTTTCATAGGCAATTTATTAAACTCTTTCTGATGCTTCTTCTTTAATTCTGCGTATTTATTCATAATTGTATCTCCTTTTAAAAATTGTTCGTATTCAAATATGATAGATAGGCATTACAACCTAATCTACCAAACTTCGAGTTATAGCAAGTGTTATACTTCTCATAGCTATAACACTTGCTTAGAAATTCTTGTTTACTCATATCTTTTAGATTTCAACGACTTCAATACCTTTCTTTGGATTCTTGGTTGCTCTATCCAAGCTAATCTTGCCATTGAATACCCCCTTAACGAGAGCATAGAATGTGGTGCGTTTAATACCATTCTCTTCGATTGTAGGAACTTTGCCGTATCGCTCGCATTCAATACCCTTATCGGTGAGAATGGTATTGATTTCCATTACGCCGTAGTAGGATTCCTCGAAACGCTTCTGAATGATTTTGCCACATACCTTTACCTGATTGCCCTTCTGAACACAAAGCTCTGGCTTCAAGCTATCCTCATAGGCTTTCACAAGGAAGAAAGCATATACATCTTGCGCTTGGAAGCAATAGAAGTTCTTTGCCACCGCAAGCATATCCTCTTCAAATTCGGTCTTAGGCTGAATCTTTGCACCGAACTCGCAAACTGCCTTCACGTAAGCTTCATCAACCTTGAACTTTTTGCTATTCAAAATAGTGTCGATGCCATCCAAAGTAGCTGAGCGATAACGGACGTGTTCAACTTTTGTTCCCTTCTTATATACGGGACAAATATCATACTGAGCTTTCGCTGCCATAATAAGGTCGGATTTAAGGATAGCATTCTTATAGCTTGAATCCTTTCTGCCGCCCCATTTCTCAATATCACCAAACTCATCATCTGTAGCATAACTGATTCTGTAGTCGTAGAGTTCATAGAGCTTTTTTGTGAAATCTGACAAGAAGCCGAATCCTTTCAGACCAAACTTCTTAATACATTCGCAACCTACCTGTAGTTCCTCGCCCGTCTTCACATTTTCAACGACATAGGCATTCTTGCACCAATGACCGCAGAAGTCACATTTACCATAGTCTGCTCCGTGTGATGGATTCTTGAAGATAAGTTCCTTGGTTGGGTCAGTAGGGGTAAATGCGCCATCCATATACGTTGCAACCAATCTCCAATCGCTTTCGTCAGGCATATTGATAACAAGGTCGCAAACCTCATGGAAAGCCTTTACGCAATGACCAGCCATTCCATCTTCTTCAATGACTGGGTGACGAAAAAGTTTTTCATAAGGCTTACCTACTGAGTAGGTAAAGCCTTCAACGTTCTTCTGTGTCTTATCAGCAAACTTCTTCAAAGAATCAACTAAGTCTGATGGAATAAATGTTTTGATTTTTCTCATTGTCGTATCTCCTATATATTATTAATTAGTAAAGCTGTTCTGTTCTTGTATAGCAGCCCTTTATAGCATATTCTATACGCTTTTTCTCAGCCTCATTATAATCTGAGCTAACGGCAACTGTCTGCCATTTGCCACCTTCGTAAATCTGAGCAACGTAATCAAAAACATTAGCTTCTACTACCTTTCCGTTAATCATTTTAACTTCCATTGTTGTATCTCCTATAATTTAATCAAGTTTTGAAACCAAGTAATCAATCTCCTCCTCACTGAGCGGAATCTTATTTATGCGCTTAATCTTTATGGTATTATCTGTTCCAATTTTCTTTATCGCAATTTTAAGCGGATTACCACCCTGTGCCTCTGTTACAAGCAATTCCGCAACGAAATCAAGCATATCTTGGTCGTGAGCTTTCTGCTCTTTATGCAACTTCTTTTCAAGTTCCTCTGCCTTCTTAGCAAATGAGCAGCCCATTTCGATAGCGAAATCATCATGTATATTTTGTATCATCTGCTCTATGTCGTCTGAGCTAAAGAACTGATTAAAGTATGTATCACCTCTTTTATCGCCCATTAAAGCCATAAGATGCTTAATTTCTTCTTCTTTTGTCATCATTGTCGTATCTCCTATAATTTAATTATTAAACCTATTTATTAATTATCTACACCGCAAAATTAATAATTTCTTTTGAAATTACCAAATTTTCTGTGGTATTTTATTAATATTTTAATAGCTTTTAATATATCGATATGTAAATTAAGGTTATTTTAATATAAAAAATGCAATATAAATATATAGTAATCAATTTTTCGCTACCTTTGCATACATAATCAAATCAGACGATTTATGACACAGATTTATGACGCATCACCAAAGGAGTTAGCGGCAATGGCTCAACGCTACCTCCGTGATGGAATACCAAGCAGAGCCACATACTGCTACGAGCGGCTGATGTACCTCGGTTGCTTGCGCAGAACGGGTTATCTTCGCCTTGTCTTAGTATATACCAAGCAAAGGAAAGATAATGCCGCAGAGCGTGTTTTAAGTAGGTATCGTGCAATTTATAAACATTAATATAGGAGATATAAGATTATGAAAAAAGAAAAAGCATTATTTATGACACTCTTTGTATTCATCGTAGCTTTTACAAATCTTTCATGTTCAAGCGATGATAATAAGGAGAACGAAAAGAAAAAATTAGAGAATACAAGTTGGGTATCAGACGAAACTTCGTTCCATAACTCTTCATTGGTTGCCGTTGATAAAACAGAGCCAAATACCAAGATAGAAGCAAAGATGAATGAGGTTGTCGGTTTCCAATTTACAGAGGAGACCAAAACAGAAGAAGGTTATTGGTTCTGGGATTTATGTAAGCAAAATAAACATGAAAGCGACTCTACAATAACAGCTTCATTTGATGCAAATAAATGCACTTTTAAGATAAAGGTTACGAAAACCAAAGCAAAGGCTAATCAGACAAAAACGGAAAGCCTTTATAAATTTGAAGAAGGTTCATATATTGTAAGATTCGGATATAATAGATATGAAGAGATTACTGTATATAGTTATGGTATTTACAGAGCTGACGGTACTCTCTTTATTCCGCTTGATGGTAAGGGATGTGTAGCATATCAAACAAAATATACTTACTCTAATAAAGAAGTATATAATGAAGATGTTAGCGAATATACTATTCCTGCTAATTATGAAATTTCAAATAATGCTATCAGCTTTACCTATACAAAGGATGGCAAGAATATAACATTTGATGGCTTATTATCGGCAGACGGGCAAAGAATAATTATAGAACGCAATCCTATTGTAAGCTCTATAAGAGTTTTGAAGAGATGATAGATTTTATCAATAAACTAAAATCGTACCTAAATCGCAAAGACGACATAAGTACGATAAAAATATCATCAGTAAGCGACAGTCTTAGCGATAAAAAGGTTGTCGCTGAATCTTTCATCCCTAAAGGATGCTTGTTGGGCGACCTTAATTTTCACAAGGAGTATGATAAGGCTATAGAAGAGGGTAAGTGGATTGAAGCAGAATATCCTAACGATTATTTTGTGCATTGTAATCTAATGGTTAGTTACTTTAAAAAGGGCGATATAGAAAACTGCAACAAAGAAGCCAAGTTAGCAATCATCAAAGGACATCATACAGGGTATTGTGAGAGTCGCCTTTCTATCAACTTATATAAGGATAGAAAATACCATCAGGTTATACAATTATCGGAAATCGAAGAAAATCCTAGATTTGGTCTTTTCTTCGATGATGTATATAAAAGGAAGCTGAGAGCTCAGAAGCATATAGATAAAGCTACAGATACAAAAGAAGAACGCCTCTTCACAGACGAAGAAATCGAAGAGCTTTATCAAAACGTGGAAAAGCAAAAAGCTTTGCGTGAGTGGTACATGCGCACACGAAGCTTGATAAATGAGGAGCTATGTAAGTTAAGAAAGAAAGACTGGCTAAACGATAAATCTGTAGTAGAAGAAATGGAGTTTTATACCAATGAGTTAATAGAGCTATCCCGAAAATATGGACATTTGTGTTAGCCAAAATATACAAACTATGACAGAAGAAGAAAAAATGAAGGCTATGGAGACCTTCAATGCTCTCATGGAAGATGCAAGAAAGAATAACGTTAATATGACGATGGACGAGATTAATGAAGAAATTCGGCTCGCAAGGGCTGAACGAAAGCAAAGAGAAAAAGAAAAGGCAGAGCGCAGATAGTGCCCTGCCTTTCTTATAGTAGCTGTATCTCCTATAATTATTTACACCTTGTTGTATTGCGTATCTCCTATTCACTCATAACATTAAGCCTCAATACCGACTACATTATTATAGATACCCTTTGGCAGTACGCCACCAAAGGCTTTCACGGCGTTACCGATACCTTCAGCAATCATCATGCCCTCATTACTATCATCAATACCCTCAGATACCAAGAACTTCATAGCCTTCTCCTGTACCGCCATAAGCTCTTTGAGCAGACCGACACACCGCTGAGTAGCATCATTATCAACTGTTACCTCTATCATCGTATTCTGATTATCCATTTTTGATTTCTCCTATTCGGCTAAAAGTTAGACTGATTGTTTTTAGATACAAGCGCAGCTCTCTTCTCGCCGTTGATTTCAGCGATGGCATCCTTCACATTAAAGTCGTTGTTATAGAGAGCAAGAATAAAACGCTTGCCACGTTGATTCCATACAAGGTTTACTTTTGTGCCCGTAGAACCATCACCCTTGATATAATTGTAGGTTCGGGTGCTTGCGAGCTGCCATTCACGGAACTTGCCCTTCAAATGCCAAGAACCTGATTGAAAGTATTGAATACCTGCATTGGAAAGCTGCTGATTTAGTGCTCTTGCGCTGATACCGAGGTCATCAGCAACTTGTGTGGTAGTAAGGCAGTCCGTTGATGCAAGTGTATCATCGTAGTACTTTACTTTTGGTGCGGCTACAGTCAATTCTTTCTGCTGAATGCCGATGGTCTGTGCCTGTTGTTCGGTCTGAGCTTCAAGCTCACGAACTCTTTGCTCGTTCCGCTTCAATGTCTCATCCGCAATCTTCAAGGCTCGTGCCATGATAGCTTCAGGAGTATCATTGACCGAAGAAGCAATGTAGCCGCCCTTGGTGCGGATTTCGTGAAGGATAGCCTTTACTCCCTTCTTAAACTGCTTGGCGATAGGCTTGCGTGATTGCATAAGTACCTCATACAAACCATCCTCTGTTAAAAACCAAGTTTCACCGCCGTTTCGACCTAAGTTGAACTTATGTCGTTCATCTTCATCAATACACTTGATTGTCGCAGGCGTATTTTTCAAATCAAGCCAATCGGTAACATCTTTTGCCCGAAATAAAGGCTGTTCAACTGACCCCCAAACATCAATCTCCTTATCTAAGAAGGTTGACTTGTTGATAATTTTAATTTCGTTCATTTTGCAAGTATTTTGAACGTTAATATAATGTTGGGTTGATACCTAAAAAAGAAGGCATCGCTACCCTTTGTTCAATGCCTACTTGCGAAAGCACGCATACACCATTATAATGTACGCAAGGGGCGATACCTATATATCGTAATCCGTTAAGAAGCGAGCATAAAAAATGCTCCACCTTAAAGCGGTAGAGCTTCTAACCTCACCGCAAGTATTTATTGAACGCCGCAAAATTAAAAAGAAATCTGCGAACTACCAAATTTTTCTCCAACTATTTTTATCTTTAATAGAAATAAATTGATATTAATAGCATTTAATAGCTCTCTTGCTAAGAATCAGCGACTTATTTCTTCTTAATATTATTGAATAAATAATTTATCGTAGAGCGGAACTCATCTATAGCATCCTTTCTTCTTGATGCCCCGTATGGTGTTTTGGTTCCTGTATAATACACTACGTGCATCATACTATTTTTATAATTATTACTTTCTTTTAAATCAGCGACATACTGATTTTTGCCGCCCTGATGAACGCTAACCACCCATTCTTTATCACCGATTTGTATTGTTCGGCTTTCACCAACTTTTGGAATACCGCCTTTAAGAGCCTGCATCTTTAACTTTTCAATGTTGGCGTTGTAAGCCTTTACATCGACTTCTTTTGCTACATTAGAGCTATTCTCGTTTGTCGTTGCATTAGCAACGCTCTGTGTTCTGCTCTGCGCAGCGTTGTTGCTGCTTATGGTGCGAGTACCACCGCTTGACTTACTCATATTCTTTGAATTTTAAATTGTTATTTTGTGCAAAGATAATCAATTCTCCTTTTACTTACAATAGAACCAATATATGCTATGTAAACTTTTAGAAGGGAGCAGCAGCCGAAACCGCTACTCCCAAGAGATACAACATATATTAAGATGAAATGATAATCAGTTTTTGACAATCAAACACAGGAACGGCGACTGCTGTATGATTCCATATTTCAAATTCCATAGAATTGAGGCATTCTTCAACAGTTATCGCAGATAGCTTCTTCTTTGTATATTTAGAGTAAACATCTCCATACAAAATCAGCCTACGCATATCTTCCCTATCCATACCTTACGCTCCTTTTTTGAATTTCTTAGTACCTTCTTTAGGCTCGCAGAAGCCATCCTCCTCTCGCAAATTATAGAGAGCTTGCGTTTCTTCTGGCATGCTATAAAAAGCCGAGAAACGAGCCTTCTTTGCGTTGATAGGGTCATAGAGAGTCCTTGTTATATCAGACCATACGGCGATAATTTTCTTGTCTTTGACAATATTATCACGGAACTTTTTGGCTTCATCGTGCATGATGTCGTATAAGCAGTTATCCGCTTGCGTGAATGCCATTTTAGCACGATGATTCTCGTAGCTTGGAGCAATATCAACTCCATACTCCCTTTCTGTAATCTCCATAACGTGTTTATGAGTATCATTAATCTGCTGTACAAGGTTCTGAATGGTGATAGCATAAGAACAGAGATAAGGGTTATACTTGCATTTAAGATTGCGAAGCTTATCTTCAATCATCTTACGCAACTTCTCAACCTTATCCTTAATCAAATCCCACAGATAAGTAGAATATTCATTATAGTAATCCTCATCCATGTGTCGCTCATACAACTTCATAGTGTCACGGACGGATTTCTGGCAATCTGTAAAGTGCTTTTTAAGATTGAACTTAAACACCTTCTTCTTATCAAAAACCTCCTTAGAAATAAGAAGGAAGTTATCTGCCAAGATAAACTCCATATAGCAGCTTTGGCAGAGGGTAGAATAAGCGTAATCAAGGGCTTTCTGAATCTGCTCGTTATCAATGCCGCTCGGCACATAGACAACGGCTTTATAGCCCGAAACGTCCGTTTCTACATATCTTCCTTTATCTATATTGCAATCATTGTGATTGCCTAATAAAACAGGTGTTCCCATACTCTACTCCTCCTTATCTCCATTACCTTGAATGAGGCAAGCAAATACGCCTACGCTCATAATAACCGCCATAAAAATAACAAATCCCATACCTTATGCCTCCTTCTCTTTTAAGAACCGCACAAGGCTGTTGTAATTCTGACTAAAGCAGTTGAGAACCTTAATTTGCTCACTACGTGCCAAATCCTCGAACTGTACCACTTTATCATTTTTATCCTTTATAGTCATACCGCAAAGGTCGCCACCGAGTTCAAGTGTGATTGTTAGACTAATATCTTTCTTACTCATAATAAAGCTATTTTTTAAATTTACGATAATGATAATATTTTTTGTATTTATGGCGCACAGAAGAGTACTTTTGAAGATTTTTATCATATTCCTCACGAGGATAAGAGAATGCGCCTTCAGAAAGAGCTATACGCTCAAAATCGGCATACTTCTTATCATATCCAAGAAGCTCAACCAAATCCTTCGGATAACACCATGCAATCTGTAGTTTCTGTGGTTCATCTTTCTCTGGCGGAAACCTTATTGAACCTATATCCTGGTAACGTTTTGCAACAGGCATTCTCATATCCTCAATATAAGGTTGTAACTCACCACTTCTTACGTCTCTGAAAAAGACAAAGATAGCATTACTACCACAAGGCTCAGTAACAGGGTGGAGTATCTTATCAATACGTTCTTTCTGTTCTTTCTGATTTTGTTTATAGCCTTTCTTGTACCCTCGAATAAAAGCCTCCGAACATACTTTAAGCAAACCATCTGGGCAAATATGATGATTGCATTGCCCACAATGACGTTCATTGCCGTTAGCTATTTTAGCTTTATCTTCTAAACTTAATCTCTTTGTCATATTATTACAGATTAATTATTAATATTCCATTATCAAGCAACACGCATCCCATAACGAATAGAATCATCAAGAATGCCGTGATGCCTAATCTTTCACTAAGAGTGATAACACCTTCTATCTTTCCGCTTATCGCCCCAACAGCGATAACGCTGCTGAATGCGATAACTATTGCGCCTATAACGATTAATATTTCTCCTGTTCCCATTTTTCAACCTTCCATTCTTCTGTAATATCCATCTGTTCACGATATTCCTTTACCGCATTGGTAAAGTAAGGAGAGATATTCAAATCCTTAACGAAAGAGGTGATTGTTTCCGTCTGATGATAGTTATCACCTTGTACCCATCCATCATCCTCTTTAACGAAGCAGAAAACGGCAAAACAAGACTTCTGTTCGCCAGTTTCGTTATCCCATATCTGCTGCCTTCTTGCACAGAACTTCATTGTTCGTTCGTTATTGAATAACTCATAGCCATCACCCGTGCGTTGAGCAAAGGGCACTTCACCATTTGCTTCTATGATAAACTTCTTTTCTTTAATCTCTTCCATAATCATTATGTGTTAGATACTACTGAATAGCTTTCGTCTTTGCCGTAAACCACATCTACGTTAAGAAGGTTGTTAAGTCTGAAACCCATAGTCCAACTGAACCAAAGATAACCAATCTTCTCGGCAACTCTGATAGCTGTATCAGCATACTTTTTTGCATCACCCTTAAAAGGTTCTGAGCCATGATAGGAGAAGCCATTATCAAAGACCATTCTGAATACCTTATTCTTAGGTAGCTCATACTTACAGAAATCATCATAAGTAAGTATATTTCCGTCAACCTCAAAGCATATCTTCTTATAATCAATGAAAGAAATAAGCCCTTTATCATTGATAGTCAAATTATTTCTTTTAAGCGTATCTAAGGCTTCTTTCTCCTCATCCTTATTAAGAATGCGATAATCAGTAAAAGTAATCTCGCAACTGGCTTTCTGTGGAATATTATCGATAATTGCAATAAGTGAACAAATACAACTAAATGAGCCAGATTTTGCCATTCCTTGCTTCTTTAAGAATTGTTCACTATCATACTTATCAAGATACACGATAGCTAAAGGAAACTCCTTTCTGAACGCTACATATAAATTCTTAAATTCTATGAACATAAGCCTACGTTTTAATACATGTCGTTCTCACTAAAACCATTGATGAAGATTGTCTTCTTATCGTGGTCTATCTCCATATCCTGAGCGCAAGCCCAATTCAAGCATTTATTCAGCTCATCATCGAAAGTCCCCATAAACGAACCGCCAGGTCGCCAAATCTTGCGCATACCCTCACGTTTGAGCTCTCTGCCATTGCAAGCACCTTTCCAAGCGAAGCCAGCCAACCAATGAACCTTGTAATCTGGGTGATTGGCTACTTCTTTTCTTACATCTTCATTGCTACACAAACCAAATTTTACCACATTTCCCATTGTATTGTATCTCCTATTTTTTATGGGCAGCTATTACGCTGCCCGATTAATAACTAAAGTCCTTCTTTCATTAATTCAATGCCGTGCTTCACACCTTCAAGGTAATGAACCGCATCGCAAGTATTTTCTGTATTTCTGATAGGATTCTCACCTACAAGAATGAACCATCCATCTGAATGTAACTCAGCTGTGACTATTACCTTACCATAAGCAGCATTAATCTGCTTGACAAGATTCTCAACACCTTTTGTACTAACTGCTACTGCCATAATTGTATCTCCTATAATTTAATTATTAAACCTATTTATTAATTATTTACACCGCAAAATTAATAACTTCTTTTGAAACTACCAAATTTTCCCAGTGTTTTTATTATTATTTTAATAGAAATTAATATAAAACTAAGAAAATCTGATATTTTTACACAGAAAACTTATCTTTTATCCATTTTTCGATGGTTAAGATAAAGTCGTCCAATGAGCGACAAATACTGTACTGAAAGCCTAACCGCTCAACATCAGACTGAAATTTGGCTTGCAAATCAGATTGATATCCGCTCTTCGTTTTAACTTCCACAAATAGGACATTTCCTTTTGCTATAATAATAAGGTCGGAGAAGCCAGCCAAAACGCCCTCACCTTTCATTATCTTTGCTTCAAGCGCACTTCGTTGTCCTCCGTTAGGGATGGCAGCAATGATGTAATTGGGATATTGCAAGCGAAACCACTTCACCATCTGAACCTGAATCTGCGATTCAATATGCCGTGGTTTGCTTCTGCCTTTCTTCTGGCTCTCCTTCTTTAAAAGCTCATCGTACTTCATTATCATACATCTTTATTCCAAATCTTTTTAAGATAAAACTCTATCATTTCCTCACAATGCCTTCTTTCATAAAGATAAGCATTACAATCAATCTTCTTCTTACAGAGGTCAACATCGTTCTTTGCTAAGAGGTATCTGTAATAGATTAAGGTTTTTAAATCCTCAGTTCTTTTACAAGCCTTTTCAAGCTTCTTTTTAGTTTCATTCAGCTCTTTATTCTTTTTTGTAATGCGAAAAATCTCTTTCTGTAAGCGATAGACGAATATCCACATAGCGATAAAAGGCAAGAACAATATCGCCGCCGACCAACCATCTTTGACCGCACTACTGATACAGCATCCTAGCAAAAAGAATGCACACCGCAGCTCAACATGAGAGCCGCACCAAGATAAAATCTTCTTCATATTGATATATTATTTATCAGTTTCTAATTTTGATACCTCGCTATTGAAGTACTTACGCATACCTTCGTAAATCTTCAACTGACGAGAAAGTTCTTTGTTCTTTCTGAGAAGCTCATCACGCTCGGCAACGACCTTCTTATAATCATCATTATTCAATTCATTGATAGCTTTTTTGAATTGATTGATAACGTTATTACAGAGCACAAGTTTATTACTCTGCTCTTTCACCTTATTCTGTAAACGGCAAAGCTTGATTTGCATCTGTGAATAATTTTGTAGTACTCGCAATACCACTCTCTCATAAGGAACATCATTATTATACTTTGTTTCTTTCATTCTTATTCTCCTTCCTTCTTTTTAGCATTTTCAAATATAGGATATTTCGCTATCTGAGTGATAGCGACTTCTTCGGCATCACGCTGCTCCTTGGTCTTCATCCATTGCAAGCAAGGACGGCGTTCAGACATAGTAAGAGACGTTATCAGTCCTAACATCTCGTCAAAACCAAGTTCACCGCTACTTTTATCGCCTTGAAAGACCTCGAAGTAGCCATTATTATACTGTTTAATAATTACATCTTCCATATTATAGATATTTTTTAGCCTTATCGTAGATACTGAAAAGATATAATCAAGGTAAAGCTACTTCACCTCTTCTGTATCTCTCCCAAAACTCTTTATCGTACCTAACTCCTTTTTTAAACCTATGTCCGATAGTGTTACCTTTTTCAAATCTACAGCCGTAGTTGTTACCTTTCTTGAAAGAAAACCTTTTGCTACTTGCTTTAGAAACGATATTCGCTATCTTTATAGTTGCTAATTTCTTAGAGTAAAGCCATCTTTCATCTTTTCTCAATCCGAGAGAGCGGGCTTTGTTTTTAACCTGCCTTATTTTACAACAGAACTCTTCAGCAACTTCCTCGTTTGTGTGAAAAGGAAAGTATTCTTTGAATCTTCGTTCTTCATCTTCACTCCAATACCGATAACTACCACGATAACGAATATCTCCGAATTTAGCAACAAATCTTGGTGATGCCGTTTTTGCTCCTTTCTCCTTTAATCGCCGTCGGACAGTCTCATAAGGAATTTCTACTTTCTTGCTAATTTCACGAATCGTAAGACCTTGTATGTACAGAGACAACAATCCATCATCTATAGAATGAGGATATTTCAGCACACAATAACCTCTGTTTCCTACTCCCATACCAATGTTTTTAATTGTTCAATACTCTGATAAGAGATTTTGCATTTCTTATTCTCGTAGCAACCATCTTTAGCAAGGGCGTTCCACAGAGCATTAAGACAGATGCCAATCTTCTCTTTATCGTACTTTAAATAAATCTCTGGGCAGGTACGGAAAGGCTCAGGCTTTTTATCTTTCAGTTGAACCACAACGACCCTCTTTGCCCTTGTTGGTCTATTACTCAATTCTATCATTTATTCACCTCACTTTCTATCTGCTTCTGTGATTCACGGATAAGCAAGTCAAGTACCTTACTAATAACATTCGGATTCTTTATGCTGTAATCACCGATATTAGTAAGGAGTTTCACCTCAACGACCATTCCGTTATTTCGCAGCAGTTTATATTGAGTATTCAACTCTTTAATTTTATCCAACTTATCCATATAAACACTATTTGCTATTATACGCAAGCATATACAGCCTACGATGCTCTTTATGAGCATTATACCAAGCTTTGGCTCTTTCGATGCAAGCTTCACGATGCTTCTTATAGTAGGTCTTGCCGTATTTGCTTCTGCGCATTTTACGTTCAACTTCTGTCATAGTTACCTAATAGAGCGGAAGGAGATACTATAGAATAGACCTCCATCCGCAATTATATATTTCACAGCTTAAAAATCATCAGAACGGCAAGCGGAGTACCCTTCGGGATAATGAGATTACGGGAGCGTGAACCGAAGTTTGTCTGCTCCTGTATCATTGTCTCGTCATTGATTGAGAGTACGAGCTTTACCTTTTCCTTCTCCCCTACCTGTGTGGAAATCACATCGGAATGCTGTAAGCGATAATCTGATTCAGTAGGAAGACCATAAATTGCATTGTCTGTGATTGGAACAATCAAGCCACGATAACCCTCTTTAAGAGTGAAGTACGTTACTACTTCTATTCTTCCTTTACGAGCTTCAATATTATAAGGAGCACAGATAACAAAAGAACCGTTTGTGTTAATCTCAGGTTCATAATTTAAACCTTCAACCTCAAAAGGGAACTCATTCTCTTTCTCATGTTCCTCAACTTGCTTCTCACTTTGCTGCTGAGCCGCATTTTCTTGGCTCTGCGAAGCGTTCTCATTCTCCATAGACATATTATTGCCATCCAAATTCAAAGGCTGTTCTGCGCCATTTTTCTTAGGTCTTGCCATAATTTACTCCTCCTTCTTTTCCTCGTTAGACTTCTGTTCCTTCTCCTCCTTTGTCTTATGCTCGAAGACATCGCAAACATTGGTTTTGCTGAGACCGATGATTTCGTAGTCTATCATGGTCTTCCCCATCACCTCATCAATGTTACTGATTGCTCGGTGCATAGACTTTGCTTGCACGAGATAAGTCACGTTGCTACGCTTCTCCTTATTTGACTTATCATCAATGATGATGAATTGCAATTTCGCCTTGTACCAGCAATCATCATCATCCTTATCAGAGAAGAATACCTCTCTGTATGAAGCCTCTTGCATCGACTTAACCTTGAACTCGCCGCTAATATAAGCAGCCATTTCCTCCGTGATTGCGCTCTCACCTTCCGTAAAGGATAAGGCATCAATCGCATACTTTTCGGTTACAGATTTCTCTGAACCATCTTCTTGAGTCTTTTGGTAGCGGATTCCTACCTCAAACCAATTACTTTCTCTACTTCTCATATTTCTAACAATCTAAAACTAACTTAAATCCTATATCTAAGAAAGCTCTTATACTAAAAGGGCAAATCGTCTAAATTCTGTGCTTGTGCAAAAGGAGCATCGCAAGTAGATGCTCCATTCAGAGCTTCAAAGTTTGCAGGTTTCAAGCCACCTAGAATAGGCATCGCCTTCTTCTCCTCATCTGTCATTTTCTCACGAACCTCTTTAGGTAACGACTGCTTAATCATGTGAGTTTCCTCATACTTAGGGTTCTTCAACGCCCAAGCGGTAAGGTCGAGATAAGCAGCCTTCGGACGATTATTTTCATCCGTACTAATGAAGATATTATTCTCTTCAATAGGGATAACCAAGCAACGAAGCACTTCGGTTCGCCCTGGTATTTGCATAACGCCAGCTCTTTTGAGCTTCAGCAAGTTTAATTTTCCGTTATAATCTGTCATATTGTATAAATTAAAAAAAACATAGCCCCAAGAGAGGGAATCGAACCCTCGCCAACCTCCGCTTATTAAGAGCTGCTTATTACGGAGTGTCTTCGCATACATTCTTTAACACAGTAGAATAAATGAACTTATAATATTCACCTCTTTCCTTTAGGGTTTGATAAGAATATCGGTATCACTACCATACAGCCCACGCACACCCGTGCGATTGGTTTTCCTTGGGATAAAAAGCCCTACCGCCGTAGGGCAAAAAACAATAACCATAATTAATATTTATCTAACTAACAATTGACATAACTGATTACCTCACGGCAATATATATCAGAACCTAGATTTAACTTTTCTAAAAGAAAGAGCCGACACCTCACGGCGGCTTAAAGGCTCTTATTATCGACTTTTTCTATATTCAATCTTATATGTAGTTATGCGTTTGGAATCAATGTATTCTGAATGAAGCTACTCATTGCCAAGTTCTGTGAAAGAATCATTGGCTGGTCGAGCTGAGTTGACTTATACATATCGGTAGCCGCATTGTACAAATCCCAAGCGGTAACAATATTGCGCTCGTAGTAGGCAATCATCATTCTTTCGGTCAAGCGACCAATCTGTGCCTGATTAAGAGGAATGACCTGAGGGTTGCGAATGCCTTTGTATTTCGTTTCAGCAGCAACACGGAGCGAGGTCAGCATACCGATGATGGTAAACATCTCCTGTGCCTTAATCTCACGATTCTTCATACGCTCAATCATTTCATCATTGGCATCAATGATACCTCTTAGATTAGCGAGCCAAGCATCAGCACGTTGAAGAAGCTCATCGAGCTTGAAAGCTCCTCTTTTGCTATTGAGGTCTGAGTAGGTAGCACCGTAATGCTCGGCGTTAAGAAGGCACTGATTATGACAAATAACTACGTTTCTGCCAATACCTAACTGAATACCCTTCTGATGGAATGATACCGCCATATTGGTTGTAATCTCATCATTGCCCTCTCCTTTATCAAAGTCACGCAAGCGAATATTACAGAATACTCGGCGAAGGATATGAGCCTCTACAGCTCTATCACCCATCAAAGCTTCCTTCTCAGGCAAACGGGTAACACCTGGAGTATTGCGGTCTTTGTTATTCGCCGCAAAGAGGTCGTAAATCTCAGCCTTATAACCGTGCTTCTCGCACAAGCCTTCCACCTGATGAATGAGGTCAAAATGATAGATGCCCTTCAAAGGCTTTCCGTACACATCATTCTCTTTCTCAGTGCGTTCAAGCTGTTCGATTGTCAGAATCTGTACCTTGGATGTCTCAAAATCCAAGAACTGATTCATATTATCACTCTTCAACTCTGGCTGCTTTGCAACCGCTACCTCTGCTACCTTTGGCTGTGCCATCAAATTCATTGCCATTGTGTTCATTGTTGTATCTCCTATTTTTAATACGTTAAACAAAATAATTATTACTATATATACTATTAATCTTCAATATCATTAAGAACTTCCATGTGTTGCGTTTCTCCTACCAACTCAACATTCTGCGAAAGGTTCTTTGTATTAAGGAATACCCATTTAGGTATGATGCAAAGATTATAGTTACTATCTAAGGCATCATCCTTGATAATCAGTTTAGACTTAGGCACGAAGACCTTTGTCTTACCTTCCTTTCCGTTGAAAAGGAAAATCTGAGCATTCTTTGACTGTTCCATCATCACATCTTTGCGACAACGGAATTTAACCAACGTTGTTACTATCTCCATATTACCTCCTTCTTTTAGTAAGCGAGCCAGATAGTGGCATACGCTAAGATAATTCCACTAGCGGCAAGGAATGCTGCCTGTACCGCATTCTTTACATCTTCGATTCTCCAATTACTTGGATTCATCATGTCTTTTTCTTTTTTCATTTTTCGTATCTCCTATATTAGTAGCAGGGTGGTTAGCCCTGCTGTCACCTTTCTTAGATTTCGAGTGACTGAACCTTGCGGACAATCATTGAAATATAATTGCTCTCCTTACCGCTCTCTTTCATCTTCTTATTGGTTCGCTTATCAACCTCGAAGACAATTCTTCCTAAGGTATGCCCGTTGCTACCATTATCAAATGTATGATAATAGTAATCGAGATTAACGTGAACCTCTAAGAAATCATCAGGTGCATCAACCTTATTTCTTATTGCAATATAGCCTTCCAAATGAATCTCTTTGAAGAGCATTGGCATTGTCTGAAACGATGTACTTACCAACTTCTCATACTCGTTGCCTCTATAATCTTTTTCAACCTTTATAGAAAGCTGAGCGTTGATGCCCAAGCGATGAATGGTTGTCTCAACATCATTGATGATGTAATCTAAGACCTGCTTGCTTAAAATCTCTGTTTTCATTGTCGTATCTCCTATTTTTAATTTATTAATAATTTCTACATTAATTATATGTACCAAAAGCTATTTTATTAACTTTGATACCGCAAAATTAATAACTTTCTCTCAGATTACCAAATTTTCTAATAGATATTTTTAGTTTATTAATACTATATATTAGTTTTTAATAGATTTTAAGCGAATATCTCGGATTTTCTTTATAATTTTGCGGCATAAAAAGGAAAGTGCTATTTTCCAAGCAAAGAAAAGAATCATATATGCCCAATCAACACAAGTGAAAGGGTTTGATATACAAACCAAGTAGAATGATAGATAGCACCTTTCATCTGTTTGGTTTTTACATTAATATATATATAACGATGAAAAGAATAAGAATAGGAATACAAGAAGCTAAGTTTGCTCTGAGCGATAAGAATCGCTTAGATGCCTTCTGCTTGCTTCTTAAAATAAAGCTCTTATTCCGCTCATCAGACCTTAACCTTGTATCATATAATCATTGCGCTAAATTATTGCATATTGACAATAATAAATTGAAGAGACTGCTTGAATATGGTTGCAAGATAGGGTATTTCCGTTTTGAAGAGAAAAACGGAAAGAAGAGATTCATTGCACGCAGCATACATTCAAATGATGGATATAGTTATAAGCTTCGCAAGGATGATTTGACGAAGATGACATTCCCTGCCCTCAAAAACCTTTTGAGAAGGATTGTTATGGAGAACCAAGTTAGAATGCAAGAAGACGTAATCAATACGCACAATAAGGGGACGAATGGGAGAAATGCGAAGACTGTTCGCAAGGCTCTCAAACGTGAAAGTCGTATGTTGAGGAAGAAGTTCAGCGATAACAAAGGTTTATCTTATGACAGAATCAAGGACGTTATCTATGGCACGATGTACCAAGCGTTCAAAGTTACAAATCAGCTTGTAAACAAGGGTATCATCAATAAGCGCACAAGAATCAAGGAAGTAAGGTGCGATGCAAAGGTATGTACCAACAATATGGCTATTACGGATTTTGAAGGTTCTATAATAGTGATAAGCGCAAAAAATAGAAGTGCATTTTCCATTGAATCGAATATCTATCGTATGCAGATGGACGATGCAATATCAATATCTCGTCATGGTATGAGAAGAAAGGAGGCAAAAATGTAGTTTATGTAAAATCAAAAATAATAAAATAAGGGATGATGGCTTTAATTTAATTTATTCCCTTATAGGGGGCGACAGCCCCAAGAAATAATTAACTAACGGGCGCACATACGCCCCCACCCGATTATATAATAACACAGGAGATACAAAATGGAGAAAAAGAAAAATTGGCTCGATACTTACCTCACACCAGCAAAAGAACTTGTTGGATATGAGTGCTATGTAAGTTGTGATTATGAAGATAAGTTCGCAATAGGAAAATTTTCAGTTATCATCATTAAGAACGGAGAAGTTGTAGCAAAAGAAAAGAATCACATCTATTGTGCTTCAAAGGCAGTCGTTATTGTAGAAGCGATACTGTTTATGATGCAAAAATGCGAGAATGCCGATGTTATCACAATACACTCGGAATATTTTAAAAATTACTTCACCTTTTTCAACGAGGCGAGAAAAGCTAACGCACAAACAAAGAAAAAATATCTGAGCTTATACAAAAGCTTTAGAAAGGATGCGGAAGTAATCTTTGACCTCACTACTTGGTGTAAAAGAAACAAATACGATGATGAGGTTGAGAAAATGTTAAGCGATAACTAAACTATAGGAGATATGCAAGATGAAAAATGAAACGAAATTAAAGAAGCTGATGTCCTTCTTAGATGAAAACGGCATTAAGTACACTATGCCCCGAGAGAGAAAAGAAGGTTCCGCTCACCTCTTTATCGGTCAGTATATGATTTCTGTTAAGATAGAGGGTAAAGATGATACATTGTTCTTCAATAAGCACAAAAGAGGTAGGCATCCTTTCTTTATCAGAACTTCGGAAACCCCGAAGTTCGTTATCGAAAAGATGCAGAATCTGATTACAAGAATGATGTTAATACAACAAAAACATTTCATGGAACAAAAAAAGTAATTGTATGGAAAGACTTAATTTTAAGTTAGAGTTCGCTGATAATGGAGTTATCGTTAAAGATGATAGCTCTGGCTGTGTAAACGTCTATCAAGAAAAAGAAGACGGCAATTATCACGAATATACAGCGAGAGCTATCAGCGAATCCATGGCTGAAACCATTGCTCATCTTTTGCTTGATGGCACGGAAAAATTGAAGCAGAAGTCGATTTATAAAATCAAAATTGAGATAAGATAATATGTTATACCCAAAGAAAGAAAAGAAGCCGAATACGGCTATCAAATATGAAGTACGTGAGTTTATTCACGGCGGTATTGAATATGTGACTGATTGCCCTTTCGGCGAATGTGGTCAATATACGCACGCTCTGCATAAGGTCGGTGCTATCGAATGCAATCTTTGTAGGTATCAGAAGAAAAACAATACAGAAACAAGGGTTGTAAGATGTATGCATCCATTATTACAGGAATCATCAGTTAATAAACCTTTTAAAAAGTAAGAGTTATGATAGAATCAATGAAAATACGTGAAGGGCTGGTATTTACCTTACCAATAGAGCCTGGTAAGGTAGTCCATGTAAATGACGAACTAGAAATTTACATTTATAACATCGGAGAAAAAAGATATTCGTTAACCAATATTCTCCCTCTCAGATTGAAAATTATCAAGGTAGATAAATCTATTGTTGAATGCAATATTATAGCAGACGAATATAATCTTCCATACGAAAAGAATATCCCTATTCAGTTTGAAGAGATTGCAAAAAAACGGCACTATCGTTACAGAGGAAAAGGAAGAAATGGTTAATCACCCTAACCATTACGCTTGGCTAAAGGAACTCTGCGGCATAGAGCCGATTGATATTTGCCGCCACCTTGATTTTAACTGCGGTTCGGCAGTCAAGTATCTCTTACGCAAGGGAAAGAAGGAAATGAACCTTTCCGAGCGTGAACAGAGAGTGCAGGATTTGAGCAAAGCAATCTTCTATCTAAAAGATGAGATAAAAATGTTAGAAAATCAAAAATACTAAAGATATGAAAGAGTTGATAAAGAAAGAAACCATGACCTCGCTTGAAATTGCCGAGGTTACAGGTAAGCGGCATTCTGATGTTCTTGAAGCTATCAGAAACATGGAAGCTGCTTGGGAAAAAGTAGCCCAACGGAAATTTCCGCTCGGCTCATACAAGGACGCAAACAACCAAGACCGCCCTTGCTACATTCTAAACAAAACCGAGTGCTTGTATGTCGCCACTAAGTTCAATGACGAGGCAAGAGCAAAATTGATTCTTCGTTGGGAAGAACTAGAAATCAAACAATGTGAGCAATATCAAGTGCCACAGTCATTTGCCGAGGCTCTGATGTTGGCTGCAAAACAGCAACAAAGAATTGAAGAGCAACAGAAACAACTTGAAGCAAGCTCAAAGGAAATCGTAGAGTTGAACGGTGCTATATCCGAGATGCAACCAAAGGTAACTTATGTAGATAAGATTCTATCAAGCAATGAGACTGTAACGACAACGCAAATTGCACAGGACTACGGTCAGTCAGCAAAGGCGTTCAATATCTTGCTTCGTAATTTTGGCATTCAACATAAGGTTGGCGGTCAGTGGATATTGTACGCAAAGTACCTTCCTTATGGTTATGTGCAATCTGATACTGTACCTATCGTTCATCGAAACGGAACGAATGGCTCGGTGATGCACACAAAATGGACTCAGAAAGGAAGATTGTTTCTTTACGAGGAGTTGAAGAAGCATGGCAACTTACCTCTCATAGAGCAAAATCAGCAATGAAGATAAGCAAGGCTCTTATCAGACAAATTCGCTGCGACCTCCTTTCGCATACAACCGATGCGGAGAAGGCTGCGGCGAAAATATGCACTCAGTTAGGATATAAGGTAATACCACAGCAGCCGATAGTTACGGGCAGAAAGCTATACTTCGCTGATATATATCTGCCCGAGATAAAAACGATTATTGAGCTCGATGGTGGTTATCATTTTACTAAAGACCAAAAGCGAAAGGATGGCAATCGCTCTTCGGGTATATGGCGGCTCGGGTATCATGTAGTGAGATTGAGCAATCACGATGCTAGGAATCCGAAGAAGGTTAAGGCAAAGATAGATATGATACAACGCAAGGCAAAGTAACCAAGAATATTGGCTATCTTGCCTTTTATTTTTATTTCTTAATAACTATGCATAAACTAAAAGAAAACCGCTTAGACCGCAAGAAAATCGCCAAAAACAGCATTTGTTTACACAGCTTTTATTATTTATTATTATTTTATTAATAGAAATAGTAATTTTGCAATCGGAAATTATTTATTAACGTTTAAAACAGAATTACTATGACAATAAAAGAAAAAGTGCTTGCTTCTGCCAAAACATCATTTGCAAAGTATGGTTTGAAGAAGGATGAACTTTCAAAGCTGGTTGACCAGATTGTTGCAAGTCGTGGTCTAACAGATGAGTCAAAGGACGAGGACGTAACGAGTGCTATCACGGCGGTTGAGCCTTTTGTTGGTATGATGCAATCATCATTCAATCGTGCGGTCAGTGAAACAACGAAGAAATTCGATGGATGGATTGACCCTAACGACCCTAACCATAAGCCAACTCCACCAGTTCCTCCTACCCCTCCAGTACCTCCAACAGGGCTTACACAAGAGCAGGTTCAGCAGATGATTGCCGAAGCAACAAAGGGTAATCAGCAAGCTATCAAAGAAGCCGTTGCCGCCGCCATTGCTCCATACAAGGAAAAGGAAGAAAGAGCCCGTCTCAATGACCTTTTCGGCAAGAGCGATAAGTTGAAGAATATCCCAGAGCAGTTCCGTTCACGTTATCAGCTCGACAAGGAGGAGAACCTTGAAACTCTCGCACAGCAATGTGCTGATGATTGGACTGCATTGAAGCAGTCGCTTGTTGCAAGTGGCAGTTTCGTTGAAGCTCCTAAGGCGACTTCTTCTGAAGACGAGCAGAATGATTTCATTAAAAGAATGCAAGGCTTCTCGGAGCGTAATGCTCCAAAGGAGTAAGGCATTATCAATGAATTATGTTAAACTCTTAAAAAGAAGAAAATTATGTCAAACAGAGGCTATTTTTTGCATAGAACCAAGCCAGAGGATATTAAGGAAGCACTTTGGCTTGAAGAGCAGTGCCTTCGCCGACAGGGTGGTTACGACCTCGACCGCACCAATCTTCCAGCCACTTTGAAGTGGGTTGCAAAGGGTACGGTTCTCAGATTGGTAACTGGTGGTAAGGCACAGGTTGTAAAGACTGCAAAGGCTGTAGAAAAGGCTGATAAGGCTGCTACAGCTTTAAAGATTGCTAGCGGTTCTTTGTTCCAGGTTGGAGATAAGATTGCTGGTGCAACCATTTCGGCGATTGCTTCTGCTGATGGTGTAGATACATTGACCGTATCAGCACTTGATAATGCGGTTGCTAAAGATGCGGTTGTATCAGATTATGATAAGACTAAGGATGTGCTCCTTGGCTTTTCATACGATACTCTCGATGTAAGAGACCAAGATTCTTCTATCGCAGCTACTCCTACCTTACAGGTAATGGAGGTAGAGGAAGATTCTCTCCCTTATCCTATCAACGAAGATATTAAGTTGGGTATCAATGCTGTTGGTATCGCTTTATTTAAGATTCAGTAACCTTTAAACGTGGAGATTATAGATTATGAATAGTATTTTGAAGAATCTGCAAGACCCAAAGTCTTTTCAGACCTACATTGACGAATACATGAAGACTTCCACCTACAAGGCTGAGTGGAAAAAAGAGTTGAAGACTGTTGAGTATTGCGCCGCAAAGGTATATCAGGCGAATATGGCTACTTATGCTGCTGCTATGGTCGGTTCTGTTGTCGCTAAGAACGCAGAGCGTCCATTGCATACCATGCCTGATTGGGGTCAGCTTACGGGCTCTATCGGTCGTATCGCCGATGAGTGGGAGCTTGATAACGACTACCTCGACCAGATGCACCTCTTGGAGGGTAAGTACAATGATATGAAGGGACGTGGCAGTTATACACAGTCACAACTCGATGCTAAGTACGATGAGCTTATCAAGTACTCATTCAAGCCTTTCGAGTTGGCGGTTATCGCTCCTCACAAGCGTATTGATATGTTGTACTTCGAGGGATTGTTCAAGGGTACTCAGACAGTATCACGTACCAATAATTCTAAGGCTAACGTATCTTACACCTTTGATTTGGGTGTTAAGCAGCTCTCTGCTACCACAAATTGGGGTGAGGTGAACGCAACTCCTATTGAGGATATTAAGAAGTTGAAGGACGAGGCTCGCAAGAAGGGTCGTAAGATTCTGCGTCTTCGTATGTCTGAGAACACATTCTTCGCAATGTGTAAGGCAAAGGAGATTAAGGACACCTTCCGCTTGAACCTTGGTGAGATTACCATCAATCCTGCTGCACCGATGATTAGCGTTGACCAGATGAATATCTATCTGCGCTCTATCCTCTTGCCAACAATTCAGATTGATGAGGATAAGTTTGTTGAGCTGCCTGACAAGACTGTTTACAACCTTATCCCAGATAACCGAGTTGTTGCAATGTGCGCCGAGAAGGTGGCTGTGCCTAAGTGCGCAGAGTGCTTGGAGGCTATTGACCCTGTACCTAACGTATCTTACTCTACATACGATAACAACCTTATCGGTTATTGGAGAGATAAGAAAGGTTATCACCTTACCAACGAAATGTGGATGCAACCAGTATTCGATGGTATCGAAGACTTCTATATCTTGAAGGTTGGTGCTTAATGCACTGACCCTCAGTTATGAATATATTGATTTAATAAGTGAAACTTCGTAAGATAACAAGATTAGCATGACAATTTCTGAAGCCATAGCAAGCGAGATTCAGCCTTTCTCTACCTCAGATGAGACTTTGGAGAAGATGTTTATTGATGCTGTTGATAAGTTTAGCATCACGGCATCCGTGGCTGATGAATACTCTGTAGCGGTAAAGAAACCCGTAGCCTATGCGGCTATGCGTATCCTCTACAAGATGAATCCATTATCAAGTGAGAATGTTGGCGGTATCTCTCAGAGTTACAAGAACGACAAGAATCTCATTGATAAGATGATTAAATCTATTGCGAAGGATGCTGGATTGGATGCTGACCTTGTTATTGATAGTACTTCTGATGATTATTGGGTTCAGAGTGTGAAGGTATGGTAATCAAATAGATAGCGTATGAACTTTGAAGATATACTTAAAGTAAAAGGTGCTCCACAAGATGGCTTTGATGAGGACGGAAATCCTATAGAGCAGCCCGAAGGAGAATGGCAAACCTTTGGAAAGTGCGTTATTTTGCCTAATTCGCAGGCGAAGATTATCACTCTGGCAGACGGGCAGCAGTACGTGTATTCGCACGAAATCTATGCTCCTCTCTCAAAAGCAAAATACCCTCTCATACCGAAGGAAGGCGAAAAGGTTTGGATAACCAAGAAAGATGGCACGATTGATAAGGAAATGGAGGTTAAAGGCTTCGTAACCTTAAAGAAACGCTATCTTAGAATTTGGCTCTAATAGGCGGCAATATGGCAAAGGTTGAATTACAAATCAAAGGTCGTGAAGCCTTACAGAAAAGGTTGAACGAAAAGAGGCAGCAGATTATTAGCTACCTTAATATGCGTTTAATGCAACTTGCCGAAGAAGCGGTCACCTACTCTAAAGAAAACAAAGGTTATCAAGACCGAACTGCAAATTTGAAGAACTCAATTTCATTCGCTCTCTACCTTGATGGGCAACTCATCACCTCGGCAGTTGGTAAGATTCCAAAGGCAGAAGAAGCGGAAGGAGGACAGGAAGGCGTAAGTGCTGCACTCAGTGAGTATGCACATAAAGAAGGGGTAGTAGCACCCAAAGGATACTCCCTCGTTATTGTGGCTGGCATGAACTACGGCAAATATGTAGAGGATAAAGGCTACAACGTCTTACACCTTACAAAGTATTTCCTTCGTGAAGAAATGAAGAAGGTTTTTGAAGAAGTAGCTGAAATGATTAAAAGCGATAGTTAGATATGATACTCGGAGATAAAGCGGTAACGGCATTATTTAAGTATCTCAATGATAATATTGAGAGTATAGGCATAAAGAAAGGTCGTATCTTTAAATATGAGATACCCGAGAAGTTGGCGGTCTGTGATTATATTGCCATCAATCATCTTCCCTTTGTGTATAGTGATGCCATTAATGAGGGTGTAGTGAATTTGAATATTCATTGCCCTAAGACCTTATCAAATCTACCTAACATAAAGAAACTCTCTGATTACTCGGAGAAGATTCTTTCTCTGTTTGGTGATGGTACTTATCTCGGTGGCTGCTACTTTGATTTCTATTCTATCTCTCGCCCAACTCGTGATAATGATAACACTTATTACGTCAATATGAAATTTAATGTAACGTATAATAATTTAAAAGAATAAAACTATGGCAAAGAATGGTGTATATGGCTTGGAAAGCTTCAGTTTTGCCGATTGTGTCGAAAATGGCGGCTATCCTACAACATGGAGCGACAAAATTAAGGCTGTCGTTTCTGGTAGCTTGAGTTTCAATGACCAGGCTGCACAGACATCGGATGTAGAGGTTGAGGACTCAGAAGACCCTTACGCAGTGCTGACCACATCAGCAGCAACAAAGGGCTTTACCTTGCAGACATACGATTTCTCAGAAGATAACTTCACGAAGCTTCTTGGTTATACAAAGGATGCTGGTGCTGCTGGTAAGGATGCTTGGCTGAATGAGCTTCCACAAGAAACCGAGATTTACAAGGCTGTACAGATTGTGACAAAAGATTTGGATGATATTCCTTCTCGTACCTTCCAGTGGTCTAAGATGAAACTTACAATCACTCGCAGTGGTTCTATCGGTAAGAGTGGACTTCCTAATCTTAACATTGAGTTCCGTCAGATGGCGGTATTCGATGCAAAGGGTGACAAGAAGAGCGGTCATCGCAATATCCTCACAAAGGATATTAGTGCTGCGGCTATTGCGAAGTAAGTAAAGCTTTTATCTTTTATATGATTTAAAATTAAACTTCAAAAGGCGGTGAGGTAAGGGAACTTTCCCAAGCCGCACCGCTTTTTATGTTATAAAACATATTTTAATATGAAAACATCAGATAAGGAAAAGGTAGCAAAAACGATTGCCGAGGCATCTGTAAAGATTAAAGTCGGTAAGTTTCGCTTTAAAGTGAAGCCACTTACCTTTATGCAGATTTATGAAATGGGTGTATTCGGTAACTCTATCAAAGAACCAACATGGAAGGAAGGCGATATGGTGAATATCATACCCATTCTGTTTGAACACTCAGAGACAGCTCATTTGATGAGTGAGATTTTCATTGTGTGCGCATTCCGCAAGAAGTGGGCACGCAAGATATGGGGTCGATATATCCGCAAGCATCTTGATATTATGGCATTCAATGAGCTTGTGAAGTTCATCAGTGGTTCGTTTAATGCAAATTTTTTCTTAACCTCTATAATTTTCCTGACTCAGACGAAGATAATGACGGAGCCGAAAACGACTCCCCGTGGGCAACAATCGGAGCAGTAATGAAGTACTTTCGTATGAGTTACGAGGAGGTCGTATTTAATCGCTCATACCTTAATATTATTCTGCTTAACCGCTCGATTCCGTCATTCAATACAAATACCAAGGACGAACCGAGAAAAGGCAGCAGACAGCAAAAAAAGCCACAAAAAGAGTATCATAAGATAGATGAGCCAATCTCTGCTAATGATTTCTTTATGGGCATGATGTAATAATCACATAAATAAATTAACAATATGGCAGCAGCAGATGAAATACTTGGAATCAGCGGACAGATGGATATTTCCGATATTCAAGCATCACTTGATAAGCTTTGTGATGGTTTGAACCGTGTCGGCGTTGATACAGAAGCTTTATCTCAGAGAATGAATAAGGCACTTAACGATGTGGCGCAATCCGATGAAGACCTTGCAACAAAGACCACCAAGGCTATGCAGGTTCTCAAATCTGCTATGGATGAAGCCACAAAGGGGATACAGGTAGTACCAGAAATGATTGATACTGCCAATAAACGAGTAGAAACCATTGAAGGTACTATCGGTAAACTTAACGAGCAGTTAGCTAAGACGGAAAAAGGCTCAGAGGCATTCGGTTCGCTTACTAAGCAGATTGATGCTCAAAAGCATTCTTTGGAATTGGCGAAAGGTGATGTAAAAGACCTTGTTGAATCTTATGATGGTGTGAGAAACTCTATCTCTCAGGTAAATGGTGCGTATCAAGCATTGAGTGCTTTCTCCGTTGCAAGCACAAGCGCAAATGGTGTTCAATCCGCAACGAATATTGCTGTAGGGGCTACGGCTACAACGGCAGCAACCGCTACATCAGCAGAAGCAGCAGCTCACGTAGCAAATGCCGAGGCGGCAACACAGAATGCCGAAGCGGAAAATCAGAACGTAGAGGCAACTAGACATCTGACAGAAGCTTTGCAGCAATATATTTCCGTTGCTTCTGGTCGTGCTGAGATTGAACGAATGCAATCCGAGAGCACAAAGGAACTGAAAGCAGATATGAAGTTGTATGAGAAGGCTATTGAAGATATTCAAAATAAGCTTGATGCAACTGATTTTGCTAAAAATATCGAGGAAGCAACGAAGAAAATAGAAGTGCAGAAATCAAAGATTGAGAGCTATAAGAATGCTATGAACAATCTTTCTGCTGCGGATAACGAAACAGGAAATGGTGCTAACTATTACAATCAGCTTATTGAGAAAGCACAGGCAAATATTGATGCCCTTCAATCAAAAATCAATGATTGGCAAACAGAACAGCAGCGACTTAATGCAGACCTTCAGCAATACAATGCTCTTCTCGAAGCTGCGAATAAGATTCATGGTGGTTCAACCATCGTTCAGTCTGATGCAACATCAACTGTTAAAATCAATGTTGAGGACACATCGTTATCAGAATTAACTTCTAAGATTGATGAGAGTAAGCAGAAATTGCAAGATTTAGAAGCAGAAGCTTCTAAGATGGATGGAAAGCCACTTGGAGAAAAGCAGAAAGAAGACTTGCAGAAACTACAGTCTGAGATTGAAAAGACAAAGAATAATATATCTGTATTGCAAGAGGCTATCCGTGAGAAGAACGAAGAGACTTTTATCGGTAGATTGCGCAATCAGATTTCTGATTGCGGGCAGAAGATTTCCGATTTCGGACAGAGCATAAAAGATAAAATAACTCAACCTATTGATGAGCTGAAAGCAAAAGTAAGCGGTTCTTCCATCGGTCAGCGTTTTAGTGAGGAGTTCTCACAAGCAAAGTCTGGTCTAAGTGATTTTAAAGACGGTATCATCAATGTAATGACTGCCAATGGTAAGTTGCAAGGTGAGATTGGTAAGGTCGGCGAAGCTTTCAAGGCTCTTGGTATTCCCGTAACGGGGTCTCTTACCGCTATCAAGTCTGTAACGAAGGCTCTATGGGGAATGTGTGCAACACCTGTGGGTGCGGTAATTGCTGCAATCGCTCTTGCTTTCAAGGCGGTGCATACATGGATGACAAAATCCGCAGAGGGTCAGAAGGTCTATACAAAGCTGATGGCTTACTTTGGTTCTCTTGCTAAGTCTATCACAGATATTGTGATTATCTTTGGAGAATACTTGTACAAGTGCTTCACTAAGCCAAACGCTCCTCTTCGTGACTTCGGTAATAACTTCGTGAAGACGTTCAAAACTGCCGTGAAAGCAGCGGTGAATCTTATTGGAGGTCTCGGAACGACCATTAAAGGTGTGTTAAATATGGATTGGGACACCTTTACCGCTGGTCTCAAAAAAACTTGGGATGGAATTAAGGGTGCTGGTGAGACTGTTATTGGCGCATTCAAGACGAGTGTTTCGGGAGCGATTGGTGTTGCTAAGACTGCTTATGATGCTTTTGCAGGTGATGATTTAGCAAAGAAGTTAGCACCTTCTTTAAATGGAATACTTTCTAAAGCAAAGGAAGCAGCTTCTCTTGCTGGTAAGATACAAGAAACACAGATTTCCATCAAAAAGAATACAGAGGAGCAGTATAAACTTGACGAAAAAATCGCCGAGATAAAGAATAAGATATATTCGTTGCAAGGTAAGGAAAAAATTGCAGCCATTGAGGAGGCAAGAGCACTTGTTAGGCAGAAATATGATTATCAGATAAAACAGCAGCAAAAACTCGTAGAATTGCATGAAAAACAAGCAAATCTGCACACTAAATCATTGCAAGATATTGCCGCAGAGCGTGAACTTAGAATACAGGTACTGAGAACGCAAGTTCAGCAGAATAGTGAACAGAGAATGCTCATCAGACAAGAGGAAGCAGCAAAACGTTCTCTAGCGAATAAAGCAAAATCGGATGTTAAGAAAGATGCTACTCAACAGAAGCAGATTAATTCAGCAGAAGGGAAGCTTGATGATGTTATCTATAAGAATGCTTACGAAAGAGCAAAAGCTTGGCAATCTTTGGAACAGGAGGTAACCGATGCAAAGATTAAGGCGATGAAAGAAGGCGAAGAGAAGGTTATTGCCGAGCGCAAAAGAGAGCTATCCAAAGAAATTGAGCAGATTGAAGAGCGAAAGAATGCAGCTATCAAGGCAGAGCGTGACCGACAGAAAGCTGAATTTGACGCACAGCAGTTTGTTATCAAGGCAAAGGGTGGTAAGGCTGAGAATTGGGATGATAAGAAACATCTTGATTCAAAGAATATTAAGAAGATTACCGAGCAGTACACCATCATTGAACAGAAGACTGTAGAATCATATAATAATGAGATTTATGCTGATGAATTAAAATCATATCGTGAATACCTGAAGGAGTATGGTAACCTCGAACAGCAGAAGCTCGCCATCGTTGAGGAGTATAACGAGAAAATCAAAGAAGCAAGGGCTAAAGGTAATCTTTTCGAGGAAGCAAAGTTGAAAACTGACCTTGAAGAGCAGCTAAAGAAGCTCAACTTTAATGATTTCAAGGATTCTATCAACTGGGATTCTGTTTTCTCTGATATGGGAAGATTGAGCAAATCGTATCTCGAAGACCTAAGAAAAAAGCTCAAAGACCTTCTCGGTTCGGGTACTCTTGATATTGATGATATGAAGGTTGTGTCAGAACAGATTGCTAAGATTGATGATGCAATTTCAGAGCAGACCGATAAGTGGGGATGGTCTAACGAGAAGGTGCGTGAATATAATCGGCTCTTGCAAGAGGCTGCTGACGCACAAGAGCGATTAAGAAAAGCTACAGTAGAGCAATATAATGCACAAGAGCAGCAGTCTTCTACGAAAATTGCTATACAGAAAGTCTTTGCGGAGACGGGGGTATCTGTAAGTACCGATAAAATAACCTCTCAGAATAAGAGCACACTCTTAAATGAGAATAAGATGAACCTCAGTAATGAGCAGATTAAAAAATTAAAGAAACTCTTTGACGAACTCGCTGTTTCGGAGATAAAGGTCGGCAAGGCAACAAAGGACGTAAAGAAGGCACAAGAGGATGCAAACGTATCACATAATAAGGCAAGAAAGTCAATTAAGCAGATTGCTAATGAATGGGCAGAAAGCATCAGTAATGTTGCGAAGAAACTACAAGAAGCAAGTGAATTGATTGATGCTCTCGGCTTCGGTGATTCAGACCTTGGAAAGAAGCTTAAAAGTGGTGCAGATGCCTTCAATAAGGGTTCGCAAGCGGCATCAGACTTTGCTACGGGCAACTATATCGGAGCAGCTATTAACGGCGTAGGGGCTATCAAATCGCTTGGTAGTGCTCTTGGTATCGGCAATGGAAGTAATGCGAAGGAGGTTGCGGAGACAACAAATCGCCTTACAGAATCAAACGAGCGATTGCAATACTCTATTGAGCAGTTGAAGAGTTCGATTGATAAGACTTCGGGAATGAGTGCCGTCAGCAATTATCAGAAAGCCTATGATGCACAGAAGCAAATCAATAAGCAGAGTATGGAAATTCTTCAATCACAGATGGGTTACCATGGCTCGCATCATTCTAACGCTTATTATTGGAATCTGTCGGCGCAGGACTATGCGGCTATCAATCGCACGTTGGCACAGCAATCTGCGGTCAGAGGTGGTTATGTTAATTCTACAATAAACAAGGTAAATTCCTTGGAGGATATTTATAAGCTTACCCCAGAGCAGATGAAGGATATTCGTACATACAACCAAGATGTGTGGAAGAACATGACCGACCAGGGTAAGTATGATAAAACTGAGTATTGGGAGAACTATACCGACCTTGCCGAGAAGCTTGAAGAGCTGACTGATAAAATCAATCAGAATCTTACGCAGACAACCTTCGATTCGTTAAAGGACAACTTTATTAGCAATCTTATGGATATGAGTAAATCGGCGCAAGATTTCGCAAATGATTTCACAACGAAGCTTAATAAGTCTATGCTTAACTTTGCCGTTGATGACCTTGCTAATAAGAGACTTAAAGCCCTTTATGAAAAATGGGCAGATAAGATGAAGCAAGGACAGCTCTCTAATGACGATTTGGATATACTTAAAAAAGAGTATGATAACATCGTTGATGAAGGTTTGAAGATAAGAGATAATATTGCTGCAATAACAGGGTATAAAGAGGCGCAATCTCAGCAGACGGCAACGGGTAAAGGTATCGAGGCTATCACAACAGACCAAGCAAGCAGCCTTATCGGTATCGGTTATGCGGTGCAAATTGCCCAAGAGCAAGGTAATGAGGTTCGTAAAGCTATCGCCGTTGATGTTTCTTTTTTGCGCATCTATGCCGAACAGACATATAACAATATCTCAGAAATGCGAGATATTCAGTATCAGGGGTTGGAGCAGTTGGAAGCAATTAATAAGAATACTGCACCTATTATATTGATACGTGAGGACATCGCAAGTATGTATAAATTAATGAAGGATAAGTATTAAGTTATGAAGAATGATGCTTTTATTAAATTGGTCGATGAAGCGGATTCTGCTTACGTTGACCTTGATACTTTCGGTATTACATTGGTAAGGGGTTGGCGAGAAGCCTTGCTGACCCCAGCACCAGTAAAAAGCTATGTGACGAACAATAGCCGATTAGAGCATGGACAATCGGTTATCGCCACATCGAAGTATGCCAAGAAAGATAAGCGTGACGTAAGTATCTCTTTCTTTCTTGAAGGCGGTTCGGAAGAAGATTACTTGCAGAAATATGAAGCTTTTCTTAATAAGATAGCTTATTCGGGTGAGTTTTGCTTAAAAGTTCCTCGCTTAAAGAGGGTTTTTAAACTTGTTTACACGCAATGCTCGCAGTTTGGTGATTATGGTCTAAAAAGAGGTAAATTTGTACTCAAATTAACGGAGTACAACCCGAATGATAGAATTAAGTTATGATTAAGATATATGATATAAACGATAAATTGCTGATGCAAGCAGAAGTAACATCAGCGGCGAAGAGAGAACAGGAAATGTCTAAGTCTGATTACATTACTCTGTCTTTCTCCGCCGCTGAGAAAGTTATTTTGCCCGTTGGTGCGTATATTAATTATACATATAAGATAGACAAAGTAAGAGAAGTAACAAGGAAGTTCCTTCTCTTAGAATCATACGAGCCTATTCAAACAGATGAATGCTCTTGGAAGTACACTCCTCAGTTTCAGCACCCAAAGATGATTCTGTCTAAGACCCCATTTTTTATCTATACCCGTAATTCACAGAATGTAGAGGTAAAACAAAATGTATGGTCTTTCGTTGGCACAACTTCCGCTCTCAGTGGTAAGATTGCAGATTTCCTTAATAAGGATTTGATGTTTGGCGAATGCGGATGGAAAGTTATCTTTTCGAATGTAACGGCAAATACCGTCAATGTATCATTCAGCGATAACGATTTTATTTCTGCACTTACAGCGATTACAAATGCTATCGGAGATAACTGTGAATGGCATATTGACTATGATGATGAATTTATCTATATCGGTAAAGTCTTGGTCGGCGCAACTCCTGTTGTTTTGGAAGTTGGAAAGAATGTAGGTGTACCAAATATTAGCAATAGTAAGGAAAGCTATTATAACGCTTTTTCTATCTTCGGTGGTACAAGAAATATTACACAAGTAAATAGCAAAGGTGAGAATGTATCATCTGGTGATATTCGTCTGCAATTAGATGAGGGCAATGGTACAATATCAATAGACGGAAAGGAACGCTCCTACTCTATTGATAAGTATTCTACACTTGACCTAAGAGTGGATAAAATAAATGAACCTCTCTTTACGAAGGTGCTTGATTTTTCTCAAATTTTCCCTTCGCTCAATACCTATGTATATAATGTGCGTGGGCGAGTTAAGTATGTGCTTGATGAGAATAATGAGAAAATTCCTATCTCATATAATGCTGATGGGTCTATTAAGGAATATAAGACCTTCACTGTATGGTATATGAGATTGGCTTATCCTACAACAGAAAAAGTAGAAGGGAAGACGATTATCAATACAACAGTTGATGATGGCGTTACTCATTACTGGTACGACTTTCAGATTACCGATGATTTACTTATCAATGGAAAGAATATCGGCTGCTCGTTCGAAGCTAATTTTAATACGGGTGCGCTTTCTACTCCCCTTGCAGGACGTGGCTCTAATGGCGAATATGTAGGATTTGAGCTTACTTATCATAAAGAGGCATCATCTTCGCACACGTCAGACGATGTTAGTGATGGTAATTTCTCCGTATTGGCTGGTGATTACGAAATTATCTATCAAGAAGATAATGAAGTTATCATACCTACAAATGCTGCTGATATGCTCATTCCTCGTGGAGAAAGTATGCCTTCTTTAAAGTGCAATATTACCGTTCTCTACAATATTGCCATGTCCGATTCTATCTATTATAAGGATGCTCAAAATAGGTTATTGGAAAAGGCAAAAGAGGGAATTGTGCGATTACTATCAGATTTGAATAACTATGAGATTAAATCATATTCTGATGTATTCTTGGAGGAAAATCCTGAACTGCAAATAGGACAGAGCGTAACGTATAAGGACGGACACGGATATGAACTTGCAACAAGAGTATTGAAATTATCGACCAATATTGATTTTGGTTTCATACAAACGATTACATTAGGTAATCAAGTGATTAAGGGTACTATCACTCAGCTTAAAGAAGATGTACAGACAATCATTGCAAGCGGAGGAAGTAGCGGTAACGGAGGTGGATATTCTGTTTCTCAACTAAGAAGCCTTATTGCAAAGTACGGAAGTGATAACTTCCTGTCTAAGCAGTTTGACGACACCGCTCACGGAACTATCACTTGGGAGAAGATTCAGAAGTTCTTGCAAGGATTGACAGCAGAAGACTTATCTCAGTTCAAGAAAGGTGCAACCTTCGGAGAGTTCATTCAAGGAATGCTCTTCGGTACGGGCGGTAGAATTGATGAACTGGGCAATGCGGAGTTTGAAAGCATCACATCCCGAAGTTCCATTATTGCAAAGGAGCTTATTACCAACAGGCAGACGGCAATGGAAAGCAACTTTGTCTTTACGGAAAGTGGTCTGGTTGAAACGGTGACGGAGATTCCTGCAACAACGGAGGACGGCAATGTAACCTATGACTTGAAGTTGCAGAAGCGATGGGATAACGACTTCACAGCATTCAAGGAAAATGATGTAGTCTTAGCTTCCATCAATACCTTGGCAGAGAGCGGTAAGTACTACGATATGTGGCTGCGAGTGTTATCGGTGAACACCGTAACGAATACCATTACGGTTGTATGCTACCCCGACAACGAATGTCCTAGCAAGAAGAACTATCCGCCGTGCGAACTGGCGAGGCTGATTCGTTGGGGAAATGCTGTGGATGAAGAGAGACAGAGCTGCTGGTATATATCATCGTCTGAGGGATTACTTGTGTGGCTCGACCACGTTACAAAGCCTATCATCGACAAGACAAACTATTCCCTTGCGATGGGTAAGCTGCCAGATGCGCTGTCGTTCCTCTTCCAGGACTTCCCTACCGCCAACAAGCGAGACGGAGCGTTCTATGCTAAGTGGATGATGGCAGCATCATTCCAGCAGATAGACTATCAAGGCAATCCTATCTACACGACAAGAGACAGAGGTGTTTGGAGCTTGGCTGTGGCGCAAGGCGATAACCCTTACCGCAATGGCGACCGAACGATTGATACCGTCTATTATCTCGGATGCAAATGGCAGTGCCTCGAAGACAAGACAACGAAGCCGCCAACCTACTCATCTACCGCTTGGGCATTCGTGGAAGGTAATCCGTATTTCACCCTCGAAATGTTATCATCGAAGCTGTGGAACTTCCGTCTCAACGACTTGATGGCAACGAATGCTGATGGCTCTTGGAAGGTATTCACCACTCTGTCGGTAATCGGCAGACTCTACAATCAAGACGTGACCGACTCCATGGTCAATGTTGTATGGACTAGGGATAGCGGAGACACAACGGCAGACAACAAATGGGCACTCTCTCACGCCAACTGCGGATTGTCGGTTGATTTGACCTATGAAGACCTCGGCGGCTCGGCTTTTCAGGTCGGTACGGTTGTTTTCAAATGCGAGGCTCAAATCAAGGATGGAGAGACGATGTATTCCGAGGATGTGAGTGTTAATTTCTAATGTTGAACTTTTAAAATAAATAGAATATGGCTAAAGAATTAGCGGTTAGCGTTGACAAGATGATGGAGATACAACCTGTGGCTTACTCTCAGTCCGTCAGCATAGAAATAGTTGGAAATATCATCAACAGGCAGCAGTATGATGGTATCGAAGGCTCATTTTCTCCCGACTTCTCTATTCGCCCTTGTACGATGTTTCCAGCCTGCTATCTTATCGACCCAGATAATCCAGGGGAGACGCAAAACTTCAACAGTCAGTTGGATTCATTCAAATGGTCTGAGGTGACATCTAGCGGCATCGTGGTAGTAGCCACAAGTGAGAATTCAAGTGTGAAGGCAGGGTATGAAGCCGTGAGGGAAGGAACGGATAAGGGAACTCTCTATATCAAGCAGAACTCCGTTCTAGGCAAGCCACGAACAATGCGATTTGAAGGAAACTGGACAGACCCAGTTTGCGGATATAAGTACACATTCGTTGCTAATAAGGCTCTCTATTTGGAAGACTGCACTAACGCAAGAGCTGAGATTATGCTGGATAGTCCACCTACGGTGCTTTGGAATCCCCTTAAACACGCTTCATTAAGAACTCTTACCGCAAGGATTATGGTTGGAGCGAAGGATAAGACGGCTGACAGCAAGACGAGGATATGGTGGTATCGTATTCTTGACAACGGAACGAGACAGCTTATCACTTCTGCTGACGATGCCGAGAATTACGAGATTACGGCAATGACCAAGGGTGCGAACGGTCAGATTTCGTCTATCACTATTGATTGCGATATGATAGGCGAAGGCATCGGATATGAGTTGAGAGCGTGCTATATCTATAGCGGCAGTATTCCTTCATCTCCCCGTGATGCCGATGCTCGAAAGGTTACGTACATCAACAGAACCATTCCACCACTCACGGCTCAGTTCATCGGTGACGGCTTCGGACTCAACGAGGATACCACGTCTGTTGTCTGCCAAGCCGTAGTCAGCGACAACAATGGAGTCATCGAACCATCCGTGTGGGGAAAAGTGCTGAGAGCTAAATGGCAGAAGATAACATACGGCAAGAGCACGAACAATGGTGTTACCACAATGACACAGAGTGCAGAAACGCTAGGATATGGTGAAACGTTCCAATGCCCTTTCGAAGCAAAGAAGAGTATTCGTCTCACCATCGAAGACAGAGGAGCTTACGAGCTTCTTGTTGATGAGAACGGAAATGCCCTTGTAGATGAGAATGGAAAATACATCATATCAAGGGAGATTGACGAGAATAACGGATAATTTTGTCTAACTTAAAAAAATAAAGAATTATGAAATACTACGTTAAGGTTACGAAGCAGGTTGCAGAGGCTATTATCAGAAGCGGAGTTCCGCTGACAATGACGAGCGACGGTAATTGCCTGCTCTATCAGAGTGAACTGAATGGTGTGGATGGCGTGAACCTCAACGAGAGAGTAGCAAATGTTGGCGGCTCGCTGATAGCTGAGAGCGATGCCCTTGCGGAAATCAATGGAACGACAGACACTCCTGCATCCTGCTACACTCCAGTCGAGTTTGGCGGCGAGGGTGACACAGGAAACAATGACTATATCGGTTCGGATGGCGGTGGTAATTCGTCTTCCGAGAATAATACAGACACTAAAGAAGAAAGCGAGGTAAGCGATGACTAAAGCTACGGTAACAGGACAGATTGTTGTCTCAAGCAATGGTACTACGTTGCACCCAATCCTGCAATGTACTATTGGCGATGTGTATCAGAATTATGATGGCAACCCTGCATCACCTTCCAATGTTGTGCCTAATTTCGAGGCGAGCGGTGCGACTAAGCCGAAGTTGGTTATGCAGGCATATTCGGCAGAACAGGGTGCTAGCAATTCGTTTGACCTCTCTAAAGGCACTCCGACTTGGATAGTATCAGGTGTAACGCTCGCATTCAATGCTTCACACGTATCCACTACCGCATTCGGAGGTGTGACAGGGCATTTTACAGAAGGCTCTGATTCGGACGGTAATCCAACATTGACCGTCAACAAGAACCTTATCAATGTCAATGATGGCGATTCATTCACTATTGTCTGTAAGGTTGATATATCCATATCAAACACAAATGTGAAACTTCAAGCTATGTACCCAGTATATATAGCCGAAGGTGTGACTGATTCCAAGCGTATGAACATCATCGCAACGTCAACCAAGAATCTCTTCACAATTACGGAGAAGGGCGGAACCTGTACTGTCAAGGCACAGGTTACGGACGGCAGTACGGTTACATCTACTGGATATACGTTCAAGTGGTACTTGCCAGACACTAGTGGCGAATGGGTACTCAAGCAGGACAGCACCTCCGCTACATTCACCATCAATGAGACGGACGTGGATTCTTCCATCATCGTTAAGTGTGAAGCATACAAGGGTAAAGAATTCTACGCTTCCGACACACAGACTATCAATGACGTGTCAGACGAGTATATTCTCTATCCAAACCCTACGGATGGGAACGACAACCCTGTAGCTGAGAACTTCATTCAGAACTCAGGTGGCAAGATTGTCTATAAGCCATATATGCGCAAGAGAGGTTCAACGGCTAATGAGACTGGAGTAACATTCTCTATGTCGCTCTATTCCAACGCAGGTGTGCCTATCAATTCCGCTATTACCAAGGAAGGCAATACGTTCACGATTACCGAAGCTGGTATCAGAGAATATAAGGGTGCGGTGTATTCGATAACAGGAGCTAAATAGTATAGTCTATGGTAAAGGTTTTAGCAGTAGTAACTGGCTCAATCTCATCCTCTCAGAGAGGAGAAAAGGGAGAAAGCGGTGATACTCCCTACGTTACCAAGACCGTTGTCGATTACGCTATCACATCGAGCGTGAGTGAAGCCAAGAAGTGGACTTCTACCGCGCCCGATGCGAGTGTAGCAGCCAACAAGGGCAAGTTCCTTTGGACTAGGACAACCTACACTTGGAGCAATAACAAGACAACGGAGAATATCACCTATACGTATATCGGTAAGGATGGCAAGGATGGAACTTCTGTAACCATCAAGGGGTCAAAAGGTAGTACGTCAGAGCTGCCTACATCGGGCAATACCTTGGGCGATGGATATATCATTAGCGGCTATCTGTGGGTGTACACTGGTACATCTAAGACTGACTCTACTCACGCTAGAGGTTTTGAGAATGTAGGAAAGATTCAAGGTGACCCAGGAACACCAGCAGTGCAGTATTACACCCATATCGCCTGGAAAAAAGCGGATGGTACATTCGCAACCAATCCTAATGGTGGTGATTACGTTTACATAGGAGTGCTTGTAGATACTAACCGCACTGATTCTACTGACCCATCAAAATATGAATGGTCTTATATCAAGGGTGCTACTGGAGCAACTGGCAACGGCATCAAGAGTACGGAGGTGACCTATCAGGTAGGTAGCAGTGGTACTATTGCGCCTAATGGTACTTGGCATAAAGAAGTCCAAAATATCACGGACGCAAATCCGTATCTATGGACACGTACTGTTTTCGTCTATACAAATGGCAGCAGCAGTGCCCCTTCTTTTTCCGTAGCTACAAGGGGAACGAAGGGCGCATTGATGCGTGAGCATGACGGGTTTGAGTCAGGCAACTATGAATATCTCTCTGGCTCTGGAGCAGAAGAATACGTTGATGTGGTGTGCGTAGATAGAAAGTGGTATCAGTGTACAAGCACCTATACATCCTCTTCGCCTAGCGTGACTGACGGGCACTGGTCGCTGATGAATAATTACTCATCGATAGCCACGCAGCTTCTCCTTGCTGAGAATGCAACCATCAATATGCTCGGAAGTAATCAGATAAATCTGTACAATCCGACTGATACTACTAATAGTAAGATGTACGGCTCGTTCAGAGTGGTTAAGGATGTTAACGACTGGAGCTTATGGCTTGGAGGCGAAACTGGAGATTCGGCTACGTTTGCGGTAAAGAGGAGCGGACATTTTAAAGGAACGGATGTAGATATATCTGGTAGGATAAACGCTACTAGCGGAAGTATAGGAGGTTTCGAGATTGGCAATTATTCAATAGGGTCAGTCGGAAAAACGGAAGGTATGGGTCTGACGAATGAATGTCTGAAGTTTATGAATCAAGCCTATCTGCACGGTGAAGGCTATTTCATTACCTGCGGAAGTTATATGAAAACAGGACTACGGATATTTTCTACAACAAGCCCGTCTAATAATTTGAGTACAGGCATATTAATTCATATAGACGCTGGTACTTCAATGCCATCAGACCCCATTTCCGGAGGAAAGATGTGTACGGCGTTAGACTTGCTTACACGTTGGGCAGACCAGGCAGGCAGTTTTGATATGACGAATCCGTATGAAGGTAACCATGCTATCGTAATTAGAGGTGGAGATGTAATAGGTTTACGACCATCATTTGTTCGCTTGGCTGCTAATTATCAAACACTAACCGAGTATCATCACACGGTTGAGTGCTACAACACTTCGGCAATAACGATATATCTGCCATCTTCTCCGAAATATGGGCAATGCTATACCATCATCCAGCGAGGAAGCAGATTGACGTTTTCATCAGACAAAGGAATATACGATGTTCGCCGAGCCAGCTCAGCAACAACGTGGTACTCAGATACTAGAGGTCAGGTTAGTTGGCTATGGTACAACGGTGGTCAGTGGATTGTATGTTATTCGACAAACTAAAATTAATTAGATTATGAAGATAGAATTAGAACATTTGGAAGTATTTATGACACTCGACAAGAATCAGTGTCAGGTTATTAACGCTCGCAAGCAGATTGCGAATATCATCTACTCTCAGGGGGCAGGTCTTGGATTGGCAGGACAGGCTCTTGCCGTGAAGATGTGGAATGGAAGTGACGAGACGGAGTACACCGATGACGAGGTGAAAATCATCAAAGAACTCGTTGAGCGCACTACTGCTCCCTGCTTCATTGATGCAGTAAACACCGCCATCAGTAATGCGACATCATCAGATAATGAGTAATCAAATAATAACAATTTAAAAGTCAAAAGATTATGGCTATAAAGACAAGAAAAATCAGCGATTGGCTGTCTGCTAACGGGGAAGCGATAACAAATGCTAGTAAAGTAACGATGGAGGATGCCATCAGAGCAGATATAAATCAGTTGTACGATGGTGTATTCATTATGTTCCATCGCAAGAACGACGATTATCCTATTGCCGTAAGAGTGAACTCTTGGGCATCCTATCAGAATAGCGGAGAAGTAGCGGAAGGTGTTCTTCTTGTTGAAGGCGGAAGATATCTCGTAATAGCTCCAACCGAAGGAGCAGATAAAAAGTGGAGTTCTAAGCCTGCATCATCATCAGATACATCAGGTTCCGTACAGATTAGCGGAGTTACTACAACGGGCGATAGAATAACCTCACTAAATGATTTTGCAGGTCGGGCAAATACAACCGCTATCATCAACGGAAGTACCTCAAGCAATGTTACAAACACGGAGGCTTATGCCGCTGGATTCTGTAACAAGTATTCTCGCACGAACGCGAACGGCAAAGGCTTGACCGCAGGAAAATGGTGGCTACCATCAGAAGGCGAGCTGGTGATGATTTGGGCTAATTTTGACAAGATAAACTATGCCTTGTCAAAGATTAGTGGTGCTACGCAGCTCCAGCAGACTTGGTATTGGACTAGTACCCAGGCCTCGGCGACCAACGCTTGGTTCTTAGGTCTGTCCGATGGCACCGTGTTCAACTACTATAAGTTCAATCAGCTCAGGGTGCGTCCAGTTTCAGCATTTTTACAGTAGTTAGTAGTTAGTTCTTTTCACGCCCACGCCTTTAAAGGCGTGGGCAAGCAAGTTATAACCAAAAAAAAGGTAATCAATAATGACAGCAAAGATTGCAAGCAAGACGAGGGTTTACAGAGATATGAAGAAGTTTCTTAATGAGGTAATTTATATCATCAAAGACTTCCCGAAAGACCAAAGATATGTTGTAGGAGATAGAATCGAGCGCACAGCCATCGAGTCTCTTCATATTATAGCAAGGGTATATATGGGTAAGGATTTGAAGACGAGAATCAACGATATGGTCGAGCTGCAATCAAGCTTGGAATTACTGAATACCTTGATAGAGATAGCAGGAGGACATCAGTGGATAAAAGGTAGAGGCAGGTTGGCAAATCTGCTTCTGCTGATGGATAGTATAGGACGGCAAAGTACAGCGTGGAAGGGTTCGCTCATCGAAGCTCTTAAAAGGTTAGAGAGTGAACGTAGTCAGTGCTAGGGAGGTAAGCCAAACTAGGAGAACAGTCTTCCGAATAAATGGGCTACTACCATCATATATGGTAAAGAACAAGACAATGTAGTGATAACCCAGAACTCGGCGACCAACGCTTGGAACTTAAATCTGAACGATGGCAACGTGAACAACAACTATAAGTTCAATCAGAACAGGGTTCGTCCAGTTTCAGCACTAATAAAGAAGACGTATTCAGGATAAATAGTAAATGATAGATTTTGAAACGATATTAGAAGCATATTTTGACTGCCGTAAGAGAAAGCGGAGCACAGTCGGAGCTACGGAGTTCGAGCTTGATTATGTTCACAATCTTGTGGAACTTATGAATGAAGTTAACTTACGTCAGTATAAAATCGGAAAATCTATCTGCTTTGTCGTCCGATACCCTCGTTATAGGGAGGTGTTTGCTGGTGAGTTCAGAGATAGGGTTATCCATCATTACATAGCATTGAGGCTAGAGCCATTGTTTGAACGGATATTCTGTGGCAGAACATACAACTGCCGCAAAGGAAAAGGACAGCTTGCTGGTGTTATTCAATTGGCAGAAGATATTCGTGAGGAGAGCGAGAACTATACCAAGGATGCCTATGTAATGAAGGTTGATTTGAAGGGATTCTTTATGAGTATCATTAAATCTAAGCTAGCGAAGATGGTCGATGATTTTATTGTAGCGCACTATGAAGGAGACGATAAGGAAGACCTTAGATGGCTTTGTAATCTTGTAGTCATACACAGACCAGAGCTTAATTGCGAGCGAAGGAGCCCGCTTTGGATGTGGAATTTCATCCCGAAGGAGAAGTCATTGTTCACTAACGGAGAAGACAGAGGTATCGCTATCGGTAATCTGTTCGCTCAGTTATTCGCCAACTTCTTGCTGAATACCATCGATTGGAAGATTGATGCCGTGTGCGTAAGACATAATAGGTATGTGGATGATATATCATTCGTAAGTAAGGGTAAGGAGAAACTGCTACCTATCATCACTATGCTCAGAACAGAACTCGGAAAGCTCGGTTTAAGGCTCAATGAGAAGAAATTCTATCTACAGCATTACTCAAAGGGTGTTCAGTTTACTGGTGCGGTTATTAAGCCAAATAGGATATATGTTGCCAACCACACCATCAATAGTTTTGCTTTTGCCGTAGAAAGACTAGGTAAAGCTTCTGAAATGGGAATGATTGAGGGCATTAGAAAGGAGATTGCTTCTGTCAATTCATATCTCGGCATTATGTCACACTATAATGAGTATGCCACGAAACGCAGGATAATGGCGAAGCTACCACAGAAATTCTATGAGTACTGCTATATAGAAGGTCATTTCGATACAATAAAACTGAAATATAAATACACAGAAAAGGCGATTTTTATGAATATCGCCAAGAATATAATCAATAAGAGAGATGAAGCAGATATTGAGGAAAATACCGACCGAAGAGGAAATTGATAAGATTCTCGATGGAGGGTACGAGGTTGAGATTTGGTTAGAAGGAGGAGAATTTATAATAGAGGCAAACGAATCGTCATAATACTATTGTTACCATTTTGTGTTATTTTGGTAACAGAGAAGCGGTAACGGAACTTACGAATTGTTACTTTTTATAAGGTTTAACACAAAAATCAATCAAAAACAAATTACTTTTATTAGAAATGCGTACCTTTGCGGCATCAATCTTTTAAATCAACTAAAATATAACAGCTTATGACTAAAGAGGAAGAAAATGAAGTCCATCGGTTAGTTCAATCAGTCGGTGTTGTACAGTTGTCAAGAGTAATGTTTAAGGACATGGACGTTAGCGAAATGATAAACGTCATTATCCTTGCAGGTAGAGGCTACAGCATAAAGCTACTCACTTGGTTTAAGTATTATTGTGAAGTGATGCCTCTGTTTATCATGCTTTTTCATATTGCATGCATGGTAACATTTGCGTCTCATGAAAAAGAAATGTGCGTATGGTTTAAGGAGAATTGGGTATCGGCAGCATTTATCTATTTTTCCGTTTACATCCATCCGCTTGTACTTATAATTGCGAGCAGATTCTTTTGGCTCTGCTACAGATGGCGTATTCCGATGATCATCTACCTATTTGGGATAAATGCTATTCATATCGTATACTGGAATGTTTTTACCACCAACGAAATGGTGGAAGCTAATGCTGTAATACTTGTAATGACCATTATATTTTATGTATATGGTTTTGCCGATAAGTATTTCTCAGGCAAGGGCTGTCAAAGTTTAATCTCTAGATTATAATGATATGGGAAAGTTATTTGGTTATCACACCTTGGGAGTGTTATTAAAATCGTTATCGGATTCTTGTTTTCGAGCAGACGAGCAAGAGAAGAGAGGGGAGAAGGTAACTGCTTGCGGAATGAGTAGCGATGAGATAGAAGACCTTTGTGAGAACTATCTGCCGTATGCTCTCAACCCGATGCTATCTACCGAGGAAGTCAAGGAGAAACTTCACGTTTCTGACGCAACATTGAACAGAATGGTTGCTAGAGGTGACATTCCGAACGGAGAATGCAAGAAGCGAGGACATACGAGATATTGGAAGAAGTGGGATATTCTTCACTTCATTAAGAGTAAGAGAGGTAAGTAATTGCCTCTCTTTTTTATTTGGTACAATATAATAGACAAACACACACACATTTCCCCGAAAAATATACGCACTTTTTGCCTTAAATTATACGTAACGATATATGATGCTACCTTCTATCACCTTAAAGCACTGATAATCAGCCACTAAAAGAAAGTGTGATAGAGTTATATTTGCTCTCCCCTATTCTTCGTACCTTTGCATCCGTAACGTTACAATAGTGTTAGTTAATATTAAGGATAACTTAAAAAGATTGTATCATGGAAATGACAGATGCAAAGGTCGTAGAGAAGAAAATCTACGAAGAGGGAAAGAAGCACGATGATTATGCTTCTAAGGCAACAGGTAATGCTGGTCTGACCCTTGGTATCATCGGCACAGCACTCGGTGCTGGTGCTTGGTTGCTTGGCGGTAACAACCGCAGCGTATTTGGTTCACTCGGCGGCAATATGCCTGAGAACGTAAACATCAACACTTACGGAGCTAACTCAAGCTCTAATCAGCCAACCGCCTTGCAGGTAATGGAGAAGGAATGCGCTGATGAGGTGAAGCTGCTTACTGATATGTTCGGTTTGAAGCTCGACACCGCTAACAAGTTCTACGCTATGCGTGAAACTGACATCGCAGAGAAGTTCTCTATGTATAAGGGTGCTAACGATGCTATCAACGCTGAGAACCGCCGTGCAATGCAGGCTGAGTTCGGTCTTTACAAGTCTCAGATTGATGCAGACTTTGGTTTGTACAAGAATCAGAGAGACCAGTATGACGCACTACAGGCTAAGTATAGCGACCTCGACAAGAAGGTAGCCGTTATGGAAGCCCTCACTCCTTACAAGGAGAAGCTTATGATGGCTTACGTTAACGAGAAGACCTGCAATTGCTTGCGTGGTCAGTTGGTACTCCCATCTACGCCAGTAATTTCGGGCTACGGCAGCTATTGCTGTAACAGCACTGCTCCTTCCACGCCCACTACAGGAGCGTAACAGAGCAGTAAGGAAGTCAGCTAGACGGACTAAGAAAAAATGAGTTGGTGAGGGGTGTTTGCCCTCGTTGGTGGATGCCCTCTCACCTCTCTATAATATATCACCAACTTTAAAGATATTGATTATGATGAATTTCGGGAACAGCCCATTATTGGATATGGGTACAAGTCAGCAACAGCCGCCAACGATGGATGCCGAGCTACAGAAGATGTATGAGGCAATACAGCAGAAGCGAGCATCTATCAATATGCAAGCGCAGCAATCCGCCACCCCTTTATGGGATGAAATTGACAAGATTGAGGACAATCTGACAGGCGCACAACGTCAGTACTTGATGCAGAATCAGGAGTACGTCAATAGCTTGCAATATGTGTCTAAGCTGGTTCAAGATGAGGAATTGCGTATCATACGCCCTCGTATTGAGAGCACTCAGCAAGGACAGGAAGCATTGAAGAAACATCTGTCTTTAATGCAACGACTGAGAAAGGAGGTGGCACAGGCAGAGGAACAAAAATCTGCTATGCTCAACGATTATATGACTAACCACAGCGACAAGACTTGGCAAGAGTATCTCGCTTGGTACACTAAAACACATAAAGGAGAAACTAAGAAATGAATGTAACTGAACTGAAAGAGAAACTGCTTACATCGCTTGATTTGTGGGCAGACGCAAGAATTAGCGATATGGTGAAGGAGAACCCTGCATTGGCTATTCCTTCCGTGTATATGAAGCGAGCTTCACATAACATCATCGCCAAACACAAGGATAGTTGGGGCAAGAGCATTGACAACGCTACCCTATTCATTGCCGATGAAGACGGCAACATAGATGCCAACACGATATTTGAAGATATGATGCAGATGCTAAAATCCGTGGAAGATTACAAATTCGATGTAGGTTTTATTCACGGACATATCGACAAAGGAGTTGTGTCTATTGACCTGCCAGATGGAATTGCCACTGCTATCCTCTTTGGAAGCAAGCGAAGCATCAACTTCACAGAGGAGGACTTTGTAGAGTTGAAAGATTTGATAATAGGTTAAAATATATAAGATATGGAAACAAAAGACATTATGAGCAAGTTTGATGAGCTGTATGGGATGATGGCATCATCAGCCAACGTGAAGTATATGCACGTATTCGGCAACACGATGCGTTGCATGATGAATGATATGGCAGCGAAGCACCCAGAGTTGGCACAAGAGTATCTTAATAAGCTTTGCGCCATAAAATGGAAGAACTATCTCACCAAGAATGAGGCGTTGGATATTATCGGTAAGATGAATCCCGAAGCAACCTGGAATATGCAAGGATGGTTGGACGAAATGGAAAAATTGGGCTTATGTATGGAGGATAAGCCATATTACAATGATTATGCGCTGTATATAGCCATGAATCAGGTAATAAGCGACCACGGGGAAACCATAGTTGCAATAAAGGGCGAGAAATCTCTTTCTGATATAAATGAGGATGAACTTGTAAAATACGCTTACAAGTTGGCTCTTGACCTACTGAAAGATAAGGATGGCGTATATAATATAAGAGAATACTTTTTGAAGTAGATATACAGTTTGAATCACCCATAAAGAGGAGCTTTTGATAAGTTCCTCTTTATTTGTTTACACCCGATTATCTATTTTCTTCTGTCTTTCGATTTTAAAAGTTATCTTTGCATCAAAAACAAAATATGGTAGGACAAGTAGGAAATACGGGTACAAGAGCGGCAGGGATGATGCTATTCGGGGATGAGTTAAGTTGTATGTTACTCGATACCCGATGGATGCTTATTGCCATCGTTCTACTTATCATTGCTGACTATCGCTTTGGTTGTGAAGAAAGTAGCCTTCGACATAAAAATGCTTTAGAAAGCAAGAGCCCTCTCCTTGCTGATAGATATGAGTTCAGAGCATCACGGGCAAGGCGCAGAACTGCAAATAAATTTGTGGACTACCTTATCTATATAATGGTAGGTGTATCTCTTGGTAGAGCTTTATTGCCGCAGCTTGATATTGATTATATTTGGGGTGGATGGGTTGTTACTGCATTTATTGCGGTAAGAATAGAAATCCCAAGCATACTAGGACATTTCTTATTTGTTCGTGGCGTATCAGTAGAGAAGAAGACAATAATGGGCTTCATCAAAGCCTTTGTCGTAGCTCTTGCAAAATCTAAGAGTGAAGGCGTTGGTGATGCCTTAGAAGAAGGATTTAAAGCAACGGAGGATAAAGGATGAAAGTAACAAGAAAACAGATGGAAATCATCATGCCGAATGCTGGAGATAGGATTGATATATATCTTCCTTATATCAACGATTACGCAGATGTTTTCAATATCAATACTTCACTTCGCATGGCTCATTTCCTTGCACAAGTGGCTCACGAAACCGCAGAATTGGTACATATACGAGAAATCGGTAATGCTGACTATTGCCATAAGTATGAGGTTGGTAAGCTCGCAAAGATGTTGGGTAACATTCAGAAGGGTGACGGCTACAGATATAAAGGTCGTGGCTTCTTGCATTTAACAGGAAGGGCGAATTATCAAGCCTACACGAACTCAAAGTACTGCAAAGGTGATGTTGTGGCAGAGCCAAGACTCTTGGAACAACCGAGAGGAGCAGTAAAAAGCGGTATGTGGTATTGGCTAATAAGAGGATTGAATGCCGTAGCTGATAAGAATGATATTAAAGCGGTTACAAAAAAAATCAATGGTGGAACAAACGGCTTGCCGAGCAGAACCAAATATTGGAAGAGAGCTTTGAAAGCCTTTAATATATTATAAGCTTATGAAATGGATTAAAGATTTGTTTTATTGTTTATCAATTTCAATGCTTCTGTTTCTTATGACGCAGATAGTTATCGGGTGTACGGCTACCCCGAAGGTGGTTACCCGACAGACTTATATCAGCGATAAGCAGTCACATTGGGATTCGATATTTAATGCTAGACTTTCAGCGACCTTTGAACTCTATCAGAGGACTCAAAGTGAGCTAAAAGAAAATAGCAAGTCAGAAACAAACCATATTAGAGATAGCACTTCTACAATGGTTGATAAAGATGGTAATATTCTCAGACAAGCCAAATATCACTACGAGAGCCATAACTATACAGAGGTATTCGTACAGAAGCTCAGAGATAGTATTTCTTATTATAAATCATATAAGGATAGTCTAAGCAAGTATCGACTCAAAATCGATTCCTTAGATAAAGCTAAACAAGATTCTGTTCCATACCCTGTGTATATAGAGAAGCCGATGAATAAAATAGATGCTACATTCTACCGATTAGGTAAGGTTACGGCGGTATTCGTGCTTCTCTTCATGGTAGGTATGATATTCTTGGCAATATATAAAAATAGAAAAAGATAAGACATTTTCAATAGTTACAGATACTTATAGGTTTTAGTTTTTTTTTGGTTATAAGATTGTTAGGATAACAAAGGCGGTTACTCGTGAAGAGCAGCCGCCTTATTTTTTTTAGTATTTCTTTCCTCCGTGATGATACTCACGGGTCTCATTATAGCGCATCTTTAGATTAATGTGCTGTACAAGGTCGATACCTAGTGATTCTGCCCATTCAAAGGTAGCAACGATTATATCATTAAAATAAGCTTTACTGAGCAAAGAGTTATTCGGGGTGGCAAAATTTAATATACCTCTTGAAATGAAGAATGCATTAACTGTAAAATCTCTTGTTTTACAGAGTTCTACATTTTCTTCATCGGTTGTATATTTTGTTCTACATTTTACGTTTTTTAACCCCATAAGGTCAAATAAACGAATGCAGATGTCTGCCAATTCACTCTCAACAGTTCCCTCAATATGTTCGCCGTAGAATTTTTCAACCAAACCTCCGTGGTGGTCGTTAGCGATAACGCAATCAAGCCCACTCTTATCAAGGTCATTCATCCAACGCCCCTTGCGGTCAGCTTGAACGGCTTCCGTAACCTCTGTGCTAATCATCATAACCCAGTGTGCCGTAGGCTTCTTCTCTTCGTGCCATCCGTGTTTCACGGCATTATTATAGGCACGTTCTACCCATTCTTTAACTTGTTTTCCTTTTATTACCATAATTATCTGTATTTATGTTTATTACACCATTTCCAACAGTTTGTACTTTTTTCTTTATCGCAGCAAAAGCCATCACCATAAATACCTTCATTGGTAAATGAAATGCAATTACCGCAACATGGCTCTTCATTTTCTTTTTTCATGCAAATAACGTTTTATTGATTCACACAACAACTTATTTTCATCTGTAAGCTTTCTAACCTCCTCTTGTAGTTGCTCTATGATATGCAAATACGATATTTCTTCAAGAGTTTTCATTTCATCAACTCCAATGAGAATCCTTTCTTCGCAACGTAAACCGCCTTACCCGTGGCTTTTGCTACCTCAGAAGAGAATAATACGGCATCGCCATTATTTGCACTCATGTGAATAAGAATAATCGCTTTCGTTCTTTCTAGTTTATTCTCTTTCAAGCAGTTCAGACATCTTTCCAAGCTCATATGGGTAGCTTTCGCTCTAATGCCAATCTTCTTGGGAATAATGCCCTCTCTCACACTCTTATCAACCAACGAATCCATGTGATTGCATTCGATAAGGATATAGTCAAGTGGAAAAGACAGCTTATACTTTATATGATGGCTATCCGTAAGGAAAAGCATATCTCCCATATCGTGATGATAAATAATAAAGCCGCAAGGCTCTTTGGTGTCGTGAACAGTATCGAAAGCCTTTATAACGAAGTTACCAATACGAAACTCTTCAAGCATCGGTATGGCATTATAATGAAATTCACCTTCCTTAATCTTCTTTTCTTCCAAAGTACCTTTGGTTGCAAAGATATTGAAAGGTCGTGCATACTGACGAATAAACCCTGCGTGGTCGCCGTGGCTATGAGTAATCAAGCAACCGACAACCTTTTTGAGATTTCCTCCAAGTGCTTCTACGGCATCTTTTAAGGGCATTCCACATTCTATGATAAGTGCTTCATCATCATTCTGTAGAATATACCCATTACCAGAGCTTCCACTACCTAATGTAACTAATTGCATATTCTATACCTTTATTATATATAGGAGAGAGATTCCTCTCTCTCCTATCCGTTATTTTACTGCTGCTTAAATATATCAGGCATTTCCTGTTTACCCATCGGCTGAGCCTTAGGCTTGGTTTGAGCCGCATTTTCTGCGGTCTGAGCGGTTTTCTGCTCATCACTTGGGGTATTATCAGCAGCCTTATTTTCCTCCTTATTCTCGCCATTATTCATATCGAGCGACTGTGAATTGGCTTGCTGTTCCTCTTGCTGCTGAGCTTGTGCGAGCTTCTCTTCGGCAGAAAGCTGCTCAACGTTATCGGTTGTAATCTCGGTATAATCGCCATCTTCCAAATCCTCTTTAACAGCAAGTCCGCAAGTAATTTCAGGACAATAGGCGTTCTGAAATCTTGTAGCAGCACGATAACGAAGCATCTGTTCTGGGTCAGCTTGCCAGTTGCTACCTTTTTTATCATACCATCCTTTTATTTTTGCTTGGCGAATGGTGACAGTAGAGCCTTTAAGTACTTCGCCTTGCTTATCTATTGCATAAGCATAGCAGCCCCAATCGTCTTTTCCTTGCTCACCAACAAATTCATAGCGAAGAGGTGTTGCGAATAATCCACTTGCATTGATACAAGCAATAAGGAATTTAGCGGAGAAAGAAGGCGTACCATATATTACCGCCATATTTTGCATAATCATAAGTGGATTTGTATGAATGCGCTGTGCTAAATCAATAGCAATCATTACATTACCTATGTTCCCTTTAAATGTATCGGGAATAATTGTGGACGCTGATAAAATCTGCGCCATTTTATAACCAGTATTGAAACTGTCTTGATTTGCGAACATATTAAGTCCGCTAACTTGTGGCTGTGAAACCACGATTCCATTTTCTGCCATAATTTTTATTTTTATAAAGTTATTAAACTGATTTAATCTCCAAAGGCTGACCGTAGATACATTGCAAGTAGATAATCTGCTGCTCAACGGGAACGATATGCTCTGCCGATTCTTTGCGGTCAACGAACAGAGGTACGAAGATATTTGAAGCCTTAGATATACCGCTGATAATATCAACGCCCATATCAATAACAGTTCCATCATTCGTATTATCGTAGTCAATACCATCCTTATCAATAGCGGTACAGATTTCCTTCTCATCGTCATTGGTCTTATTCTGCTCATAGAACTTCCAACGAATGAGAGAGAAATAAGAGTTAACCTTTTGTTCAACAACATTAATCTTTGCCTTCTTATAAGCTTTGATTTGGCTGATAACTTCACCACAATCAGCAATAATCTGAGATAACTCAACAGAGCGATTATTGAGCTTTTCCTTCTCAGCGTCAATACGCTTATTAGTCTCCTCACCTGCGATTTGATTAACCAATACATCACGCTGAGAAACAAGGGTCTTCTTTTTCTCCTTATTCTCTTCGATTGTAGCATCAACCTTCGCAATAGGCTTACTTGCTTCAATATCGGCGAGGTCTTTATCAAAGACCACCTTTTCCGCAGCAGCTTCCCAAGTTTGGTTCTGCTTCTCTGTACGCTCGTTAATTAACTTCTGATACTCAGATTGAGCATTCTTTACCTTATCCTCATCTTGCGCCTTGGTAATCTGCTCATAGGTATTGATATTACCTTTGAGGACAGTTATCTGTTGCTTAATCTGAGCAGCCTCATTCTGTATTTTCGTGAGTTCTTCAGACTTATTCTTGTTGAACTCAGCAACAGCGTTATTATACTCCTTTGCCTTCATTTCGTCCGTATAAGGACGACCACAAACTGGACAAACATCTGTTTGCTTATGGTTAAATTTCTTTTCGTTAGCATTATTCCACTCTTTAATCTTGTTATTGAAATTAATAGTGACCTCTGCCAAGGAAACCTTATTCTTCTTGTAGGTCTCCATATTTGTAGTATATGCAGATTTAGCGTCATTAATTTTCGTTGAAGCCGTAGAAATCTTCTTCGTAAGCTCATCAATCGCCTTAATCTTAGCATCTTGCCAAACCTTCTGTGCATTCGCAACCTTAACGTTATGCGCTTGCAATTTATTGAGGTAATCTTCCATAGCAGGGTCTTTCTCAGTCGTGCCCTCCAATGCCGCATCTATAGCAGCAATATCAGCATCAATCTTTGCTTTCTGTGCTTTGAGAGCAGTAAAATCGGCATCAACTCTTAGAGCCTCTTGTGCCTGAACCTTTGCAGGTATCAAATCCAACTCCTCTTCCGCTTTCTTCTTTGTTGCCTTCTGCTGTGTAAGCATATCGGAGAGTTCTTTCTTCTCTTTAATTACGCCCTTATACACCATAGGATAAGGCTTCATCAATTCTTCCTCATTGATTTTGCCTGCCAGCGACATAAGCATTTTACGGCGGTCATCAACCTTATAGGACATAAAGATGTTGATATTAGACAGTACGAGCCATTTATTGAGCGGACAAAGTTCTTCAAGTTTGGCGTTGAAATCTTTCTGTGAAAGAGGAACGTCATCGATAAGTCGCTCCTGTGTAGTACTTTGCAACTTCTCATCTGCTGTACCCTTATTCTTCCAATTCTCAGAAAGAATACGCTGTACCTTAATCTCTCGCTCATCATTATAGTTAAGTACTACAGTGACAGAGGTTTTAAGATGATGAATAACATCATTATTAATATCAAGAGGTTGTACGGTGGCATTCTTCTTGCTAATAACGCCGAAGATTGCCCAAAGATAGGCATCATAGATAGTAGTCTTGCCTACCTTATTTGCGCCACTAATAACCATATTGTGGCTAAAGTTAATTTCTTGACCCCGAACCTTCTTGAAGTTCTGTAAGGTCATTGACTTGATTTCAATTTTCATTGTTGTATTTTTTATTAGCGTTAAACGGTTTATATTCGTGACCAGCCTTAGAACCAATGAGTGATTTCGCAAGTTCTTTGCCTAATTTGCTACATATAGCATTAACGATACCAAGGTCAGTTCTTACATCTTTCTTTCGCTCCTTATTGGCATCGGATTCCATCTGCGATAGTATCTGTACTCTTTCGGTATCGAACTTCTGTAAAGCCTCCATCAGATTCTGCGGATTGATAGTATTACCTACATATATCTTTCCATATCCCCCACCTACAAGTGATTCAAAAAAGTAGGTAAGTTCGCTTGGAGATAGATAATAGTAGATATTCCTAATACGCCTTGCCATAAAGACAACTTGTAGGCTATTTACCGAATTTCCAGCACCAAGAAGTCTAAATGTATCTAATAATTGAGCTTTCACCCATTTTAGAGCGAACCCTTCTCCATAATCATTATCTAAAGATGCTAATGTATTGGTATCTTTAAGAGCAGAAGTTAGTGAAGATACTGGCTCTTTTCGCTCACTGATTAAAGGATAATTGGTTTCTACCCACTCTTCGAAATTAATCAGCGTTAAAGACCGCTGCTGCTGTCCTTGCGAAATTAAGCTCTGTTCGCTGCTGCTGTTGCTGTACTTCGTCATACTCAGAATATATTTCATCCTCCCAGGCACGGGAATTAAGATAAGTTAGAGGGTGCTTCTGATACACCTTCTGAGTGATTGATGCAACATATCGTGGCGTAGCTGCCATACAAGCGGCTCTATCCTTTTTAGTCATGTGCATCCACTTCTTTAAGCATTTCTGCTTGCCGACACACTTACCATACATCTTCCACCAACTCTCGAACTCATCATTAATGATAGAGACAGATTGCGGAGGTATTACCTCGTAACCTTGGGATTCTAATAATGTGATTGCTTCTTGTATCTCCTTTTCCATATTTACACCTTATTATATATTATATATACTCGCCACCCCAAAATCGAGTAATCTCTGACCCTGCGATAGCTACTTGCCCATTCGGTCTTACAGTTCTATTAAGGAATCCACCTTTGATATAGCGATAGATAGTCGTTACACTAACACCTAGCTTTTTAGCAGTCTCCTTGATAGAATATCTGCCTTTCGGCTTCACATCAGGCGGTTCGTTTATCATCGTTACCTCCTTTCTTTTTATTGCGTTTGAGGATTCCATAGATGCTAGCCTCACACGCATATTTGAAGTCACTCATTGTACGCCGCACAGCCTCAGACTTCTTGAGACCCTGCTTCATGTAGTTCTCTACAGATTGAACTACCAAGCTTTCTTTCTCTTTTTGAGATTTAATAACCATATTTAACTATAAATTTATATAGAAATTAATATAAAATCACTATCTTTGCAACCGAAATATATCGGTGCTTTGTAATTACACCGCAAAATTAATAAAAAAATTCGAGAAACTATTATTTTCTATTAATATTTTAATAATAATTAATATAAAACATATGAGTACACTATTGGAAAGAGCAAAAAAGGTAGCTGAGCACAAAGGAATGTCAATGGCTCAGTTTCAGGAGAAGATTGGTGTGAGCATCAGTCATTTCTACAATACAGATAAATTATCATTGAAAACAAAAAGAGCCGTCTCAGAGGTATTCCCAGATATTAATGCAGATTGGCTTGAAACGGGCGAAGGTTTTATGACTAACAATGATAAGCTACAAGAGGAAGGTAAATTTTATAAAGTACCCCTTCTTCCTGTTGCTGCGCAAGGTGGCACTCCAAATAATTTTGAGTATCAGATACAGCAGCACGATTGCGAAATGATGATTTCTCCTATTGAGAATATTTCGATGGCAATCACAGTTACGGGCGATAGTATGTCACCAGAGTACCCAAGCGGAAGTAAGGTTCTTGTGCAGAAGATTAACGAGAAGGCTTTCATTGAATGGGGCAACACTTATGTTCTCGACACCGTTAATGGTGCTATCGTTAAGAATGTATTCCAAGCAAAGGGCGATGATACAAAGATTATCTGCCGCTCGGTGAACCCTAATTTTGCAGACTTTTCCGTTGATGTCTCTGATATTAGAGGATGGTACAGAGTGCGCTGTTGTATCACCATAAAGTAACGTTAAAAAACGTAAAACGTGCAAAATTCGTGCAAACCGATTATCACAAAAGGCGTAAGTATTTGAATAACAAGTCGAAAGAAAGCACATACTGCATATTGTTAGAATATGCAAATAATTTCGCACTTATATGCTTTTTTTTTGTACTTTTG